AAAAGTTCATAGACGGTAACACTACTATTTTAGGAAGACTTAAAATTGATACCAAAGATTTTTCTTCAGATGATTACCCCGAAACTATCCTATTCAACGATGGACAGGGTGGAGAATATACTATATATGAAACATCTTCGAAAGATAAAAAATGAGTTATAAACCTACATTACTAATTGAGCCTGATCTTTTCTATGAAGACGAGATTCAGGATACTAAGTCTATAATGGCTAAATACTTCGAAATCGAGGAGATAGACCCTTCTAGGCTTCAAGTCCCGTCTCTTGTAGGGAAAGAGTTCAGAACGAGCCTTAATATGGCAAGGCGGATGCTTGTGAATACCAAACCGTATGACTGTACTTCATGGGTTCCGCATCTTCGGGAATTTATGATTTTTCCTCACACTCTTCAATTTAATGAATTGGGATTCTTCGATAAGTTTTTCGAAAGTCATGAATATCCTATATTCATTCGCCCTAACAATGGATATAAAACATTTAGTGGACAAGTGTTCTATGCTAAACACGAATTCGATAAAGAATATAAATGGTTAAAACAACAAAACGTAGGAGATGATCTTCTTTGTATGTACAATACAAATCCTGAAATTATTGCTGACGAGTATCGGTGTGTTTTTATTGATCATAAGTTGGTTGATATGTCCCGTTATATGCAATACGGAGAGAAGAATGTTCTGCACTATTTTGATGAAGAAATCAAAACTTTTGCAGAAAAAGTTCTCGAAAGATTGCAAGATTCGGGATATATTCTAAATATCCCGAATCTTGTGATAGATGTTGCTAATTTCAAACACTGTGTATTCAAACAACCAGCACTAATCGAAATTAATATGTTCGAAACCGCAAGTTTCTATGCATGTGATTTGGATAAAATATACTCTGCATGGCAACAACAGATTTTTAAATCTAATGAAAACGATACCAACTAATATAAACGACAACCCTTGGGGTTACGTATTAAAAAATAATATTCTAGCCTTTTATACCGGACCATTCTCACAGTGGTTTGGATCATTTAAGAATCAGTCCGCACCATTCACTATTAACTTGGATCAATGTGTAGCTGTATATCCATTCGAAACTGATTATTATTTTATTGATACTCAAAGATTCTTTGACTATTATGATACCCCCGACAAACCATATGAATTGAAATTTAATACTGCTGAACAAGCAATGATGTTTGGCAAGGCTATCTTGTTTCACGATTACGAAACGGCAGACCAGATCTTATTAACCTCTGATGCCAAAACACAAAAAGAATTAGGACGACAAGTTAAGAATTATAATGATGAATTATGGCCAAAACGTCGTCTTAAATGGGTCACAAAAGTCAATTATCAAAAGTTCAAGCAAAACCCAGAATTAAAGGATTTCTTGGTTAATACTTGTAAAAATTATATATTGGTAGAAGCGAGCCCGTATGATAGAATATGGGGTATAGGAACTTCTACAAAAGACGAAGATACATTCAACGTTGACGCTTGGAATGGTCAAAATCTTTTAGGAAAAGCGTTGATGCGCGTTAGAGACATGTTAGAAAATGAGTAAAATATGAAATTATTAGAAATTATCTGCAATTTAATAACGGTGCCCATTAAAATTATTATCGCTCCGCCATTAACGATAATTGCTCTGGTAGGCTTACTCACAGGTTACGAGGAGCCCGCATATATCATGGGGAAAGTTTTGTTTGAAAGATGGTTCGATTTCGAATGATATGAACAAGATTTATGCCGGAATTGGAAGTCGCGCCTGCCCTCCTGAAAAACTCCATGAATGTATGCTATATGCAATGAAGTTAGCTATTCTAGGCTATACCCTCCGTTCGGGTGGTGCAGAGGGATGCGATCAAGGATTTGAGGTCGGTTGTACTCTAAATTATGGTCAAAAAGAAATATATCTGCCTTGGAAAGATTTTAATAAAAATAAATCCCCTTTATATGATGTATGTGATGATGCATTAAAAATGGCGGAGCGGTTTCACCCTAATTGGAAAAGATTAACGGAACCTGTTCGAAAACTCATGGCACGTAATTGTTATCAAGTTATGGGAAAAGATTTAAAAACTCCTGTCGATTTTATTGTCTGTTGGACTGAAAATGCAGAAGTGAAGGGTGGTACTGCACAAGCCCTCCGTATAGCTCAAGAGTATAATATAAGAGTATATAATATTGCCGATCCTAGGCAACAGAATGGGCTTGACAGTTTTATATTATGGAGTAGTGTAGAAAATGAATAATTTATTATTAACCCGTGACGATTTTAGAGAAGGTGTCTTTCGTAGGGATGATCATACCTGTGTGATGTGCGGCAATCCAGCCCAAGATGCCCACCATATTTTGGAGCGAAGACTTTTTCCTGATGGCGGTTACTACATCGACAATGGCGCTTCATTATGTGCTAATTGTCACCTGAAAGCAGAAACAACAGAAATTTCTGTGGAAGAAATTCGTGAAAAATTAGGAATCAAAAAGAAAGTTCTTCCCCCTCATTTTTATACTGATGTAGTATATACTAAATGGGGTGATACTATTATGTCTAATGGGAGACGTACTCCGGGTGAATTATTTCATGATGAAAGCGTTCAAAAGATTTTAAAAGCAGGTAACATGCTGGACCGATATACCCAATATGTTAAGTACCCAAGGACGTACCACGTTCCTTGGAGTGGTTACATGGGCGAAGATGACCGTATCCAACGTGATATGTCTATTTTCAACAATGAAATAGTCGTCACATCCAAATTAGATGGTGAGAATACTACAATGTATAATGATTATATTCATGCTCGTAGTGTGGACGGAAATAGCCATTGGACTCAATCTTGGGTAAAACAATTACATTCTACTATTGCATTTGACATCCCACCTCATTGGCGAATCTGCGGTGAAAATATGTTCGCAAAACATTCTATAAAATATGATAATCTTAAATCGTATTTTTATGTGTTCAGTATCTGGAATGAGAAGAATATTTGTCTGTCTTGGGATGACACCCTTGAATGGGCCGAATTATTAGGTTTACAAACAGTTCCGGTTCTTTACCGAGGGACATGGAAAGATAAACCTGAAAAACTTCATGAGCATATATGGGAGAAAAAGATTGACGAAAGCAAGAATGAAGGCTATGTTATACGAAACGCAGGAGAATTCTCTTATGGTCAATTCCGAACAAATACAATGAAGTATGTTCGTAAAAACCATGTAACAACTTCCTCACATTGGAAATTTGAAAAAATAGAACAGAACGAACTAAATTATGAGTGAAGTAATATATGTGTGTCAGTACTGTGAGAATTCTTGGCCTAGCACTGATAAATGGTACTGTCAATTTTGTGGGACTCCTTATCGAGTAACAAAAACTATTGAAAATAAAGATAATATGAATAAAGAATTAAACGGAACCTGGAAACAATTCAAATCATCCATTAACGATGAACAAACAATTGCTCTCTTAAAAAAAATAGACGAAAAAGCTACAGAAAATTTAAACAATGCATCTAGAAACTCAACCGTAAAAATTATGAAAAAGAATAAACTAATTCCGTAATAATTTATTTCTAAATTCTACAACAACATCATTAGCCTCCTCTTCAGTATTAAATCGTCCCAGAAAATGACTTTTTTTAGAAACCTGAACGATTGCAACCCACTTATTTTGAGAAGTGTCAAAACTCACTCCTCTATATTTTGAAGTCTTTTTAATGGTTGATTTAGCCCTAGCATCTAATATACAATATATATCATATTTTCTCTCAAGCCTTATTCCCTCAGAATTATTATATAAATAATCGCCTAATATTTTAATATCATGGCAATTTCGTATAGTCAATGCGGAATATCCGCTATTTTCTTTATCCACATAGACTGTTCGTATCTTATATCCAACTATGCCAAGACGAACCATCAGAGCCTCTATATCACACCAATCATATCCCCTACTAGCAGTTATACTAAAAAAGCTGACGCTTTTCCCCTTTATCGAGAAACACCCATCAGCATCAACCAGTCCTCTCCAAAAGTGTGAATGGTATTGTTCTGGGATATTTGACAGAACCATACTGGGTGATATTCGACTTTTATCAAGATAACCTAAATTAAATAGCCAATTACCTATTGACTTATCAAACATAATGGCATATAGTGCTGGCCCATCACGAATAACTCTTCCATATTTATTTGTATGTGTTTTAGGCTTTATTTCGTGACATATCCACGGTTTTTCAATAGAAAAATTCTTCATTAATTCGAAAAAGTAATAAAAATCCTCTGCATTATTATTAAAATATGGATAATATATTTTATGAAATTTCATCTTATGCGCTTTTAAACACCCGTCGCCCCATAAAAAACCCAAACAATATGCTATAATCTCAGGATTAGAGAAAGAATTAAAAGTAATATTTGTATTAGCCTTGACCATAGTAAGTATTTACATAAATGAACAACAAAACAGAAAAAAAATTATATATCCTACAAGGAATAACAGGGAGTGGTAAAACAACCAAAGCTCATACCTTAACAGATTCCGCGTATATATGCGAAGCGGACCAATATTGGTTAAATTGCGCGGGGGATTATTTATTCGTTCCCTCAAAATTAGGCTGCGCACATAAATGGTGTCAAGATAAAGTGCGTCGTTTTATGTCCGAAGATATAAAAACTATCGTATGTTCAAATACCAATCTTACGCCTAAAGAACGTAAACCGTATATCGACCTTGCAAAGGAGTATGATTATGATGTAGAACTTGTTCTGCCTGATTCTCCTTGGTTCCTGGATGTTCTTCCCCGTCTTCGTAATAAAACATTTACTGATGATGATGTATGGACGTTTGTACGGAAAAATACTCACGGGGTTCCTTTCGATTCTGTTAAGAAAATGATGGAACGCTGGGATGAAACTTTTAATATAGAATGAAATATCAACCCCCTTTCAACCTAGAGATTTATGAACTAGGTGGGTGGCATAGCATAGATGTTATACAAGAATTAGAGGATGCACTTTATATTGCATCCTCTTTTTGTAATAGTCTTGAAGGTTTACCAGAAGAAAGGGTTCGACTAATAGATAACAATAATAAAGTTATCTAAACAGTCCAAATCACTTTCTCAGAGTAGGGATTGGAAAATATAAATTTATTAGAAGTAAAGGATTTTCCGATTAAATCGGTTTCCAGATTTGTATAATATTTTCCAGTTCCTTTTTTTGCATAAAAAATTGTCGTATGTGGTTGGTAGTTCGGATAGGAGTTTCCAGGACAATCTAGTTCGGTTTTCACTTCTTGATGTAAATCGTGCAAATCCTTAGAAAGTATATCAAACTTCACAACATCAAATTTCTCATTTTCGAATAAAGAGATACCCTTAAATTTAAATCTGCAAGGTCGTAAATTTATTGCATTATAGACATCATGCGGTTTATAACTCGGATCGATACCGTAGATCACAGTTCCATGTGTTTCCAATTCGATACCGTGTCCTGGTTCGTCGTCATATACATCACACGGACATATGGCTTCGTGAAGCTCTGTCATCTCTTCCGATAAGAAAGACATGTCTAGCATGAGGCATGACCAACTTCTTATTGCAGAACCCTCTTCTATTATTTTATATAGTTCATCTAATTTCATTGTATAATTCTTTTCATTTCTATAACATCTTCGGGTGGTATGCGAATTTCCCGCTCGGCTACGAGGAATTCGGAAGCATTCGTAGTTTTTATACGAGCTTCTACAATTCCTATATCACTGTAATCTATCTTAGAAAGCTTTTCAACCCACTTATCTCCTTGTGTGTCCATAAACACAGGGTTTCGATAGACTGGAGAATCCATATACCACAGTGCAGTTAAATAAAACTCAATAGCATCTGCGGAACTTTTCGGAGGAAACTCGCTACCCTTACGCCTTTTATACTGTTTTACAGTATTCTCAAAATTCGACGTTTCAGTGTTAGCAGAATACTTTTTAATATAATCTATGAGTTTATCCATTCTATATTTTCCATTCGCAATAAGCCACATATGCTTCAGTGCAATCATTATCGATTGGCAAATATGTAAAGACAGAGAGAAGCTTATATCTCCTTTATAAGATGCTCCACCCAAGCCTCCTTTATCCGTTTTTGTATATTCTTTTTGAAAACCATTTTGAAATATATTTTTTATATCTATAGATGCATGGTAGGCAATTTCTTCTTCTTGTAGATCTTCGGGGCGGAAGTTTCTTGAATCGTAATATTCACCTCTATTCCATTTGGTTAGAGTATTTATACGTTCTACGAATTCCTTAACCTCTTCTGTTTTATTTACTACTTCCTTTATTATAGCGAATATAGGAAGGAGACGATCCAATTCTTCAGCAGTAAATCCATAACCAACAGCACGATTCTCAAATTCAGTTATATTGTTTATTATATTTCTTAATGAATAGTTACTTTTTTCTTTGTCCAATACATCTATTATATCTCTTAGGATATTCGGTATATATTCCGATATAAGCCTATATCTAAAATTTCCATCAGTAGATTCTCTAGCCATCTTTAGATAATTATCATAGTTAGCAAGCTCTTTACTGAATACCGTTCTATATATATTATCTTCGAACATTCTGTTATGAAGTTCCTTGACAGACTTTATAAAATATGAATCAATATCCAATGCATCGATATCATTAGAAATAAAATCTTCTTCTTGGAGAATCTTCTGTATGAATTGTTGAGTCAATGCGCCTATCTCTTTAAGCTTCTTACTAATAATATTAAATCCATTTTCATATGATTCAGCCGGAAGTTTGGCCTCTTTTATGATATCCAAACGAATCAATGATTGTAATAATTCTTGTAGTTTCATAAAATCTCTTCTTCTACGGATATATACTCTGGTGGTATGGCTTTGAATGCTACATAACTAAATCCATCGAATACTATATTATATATATTCATACTATTCACAGGAATAGCCACCTTTAACATAGTTAGCGACTCATCTTCATCATATTCATCTCCTAACCAGTTCATAAGTGCATCCTCTGCCGTATCTTTATCCTCGAAAAGATATATAGCATCTCGGTCTTCTCCTATTTTGTTGGAACGCTCCCCTATTGCTGGAACCAGCCCCTTTCTCATAATACTTGGAAGATTTTCATGTCTAGTTATATGAAAAAACTCCATTTTATCTATGGTTTCTTCCTTTATAGTTATCGGTATATTGATTAAATCAAACAGTTCTTGTAGTTTCATAATTATCCCCCACTTGCAAATATTCTTGCATTATTTTCCATACGGGATGCAACTCCGCTTTTAGCTTTTTTAGCTTTTTCGTATTCCTTATTCGCAAGGTATTCTTTTGCTGCCTCTGGGAATTTACGACTCTTTAGCAAGAGTCGTGCCTTCGGAGAACCTGATAAATCCCCTCGGAAATAACCATCAAGAATAGCTATTTTCATATTTTTAGAAAATTTATTAAAATCTGCACCGAAATGTCTCTGGATAAGTGCTAATTTATTCTTTATATCGACCCTAAATATATCTTCTATTTCAGAATCAGTTAAGGTTTTTCCTTCAAACTTCTCCACTTCTTCAGGCTTTACGAGATGGCCAATGCCTATAGTTAAATTACCATATATATCTTTGTACATGGTATTATAGACACCTTCATGCTTCTTTATATATTTAAAGGCATCGCTGATAAAATCATCCGTTTTTATTTTTTCTGGATATTTTATAGTAGATAAATCTTGAATAAATTTATCTGTCAAAGGTGTTTCTTGTTTGGTTGCCGCTTTTGGAAACTCTATTTTACTAATTTGTTTAATAAGAGCATCCACCAATGGCGTAGCCATCTTCTTCGGAACCTCTTGTTGAATCGCTTGTAAGGTCTGTGGAGGAGTCTCTTTAGCCTTCTGTGTTACTATCTCTCGGAGCTTCGGTATTGTATAGTTATAATGCGTCACACCTAGCAAAAGAGCCATTGCAATAAGACTTCTAGGATTCTGTAGATAACTTAAAACCGACTCTTCTATAATATCTGAATCACTCATATCAGTTAGTATATTATAAAGCTCATTAAATTTCATAATACTATTTACAAACAAAAAAGACATAACTAAATAACATAGTTATGTCTTTTCTACCTCGTTCTGTTCTTTATTTCAGTCTAGCAATTGTCGCATCTGTATGGATACATGGCTGTTGGTCTGTTGTAAATCATTCCATTGATAAATATCCCCTAGAAGTTAAACCAAAATCTAATCCTGGTCTTTTTCTATTTCCATCAACTCCGAATCTTCTACCACAGCAGAATTTTCAAAAGAACTTATCCTACTCAGTGGATCGGGAGTAACATCCACAAGTTCATTGATGTCGAAACATCTGAACCATGTTCCGTTGATGTATGTAGATGTAGATACGTGAAAGTGTCCGTGCCATAAAATAGATGGATTTATATGGTTATATAGAAGACTTATATTTTTCCGCTCTTTTATTAAATCTTCTCTCAATGCAGGATCATTCTTCAGATACCATGCAATATTAGAGAATCCGTCATTTGGTGGTGCTTCAGTTGGGCAGGAATGTGTTACAAGTATATCAGCTTGTGGTAGTGTTTCATAGTCATCTCGAAGAATGAACGTTTCGTCCACCCAATAATCCTGATTTACATCCCGCCGAGTCCTGTCAATAGAAGTAGCACCTCCGACAAATAATACAACCTTACCATTTATTTCATAGTAGGTGTAATCGGGAACAAATGTAATTCTTTTGTATTTCGCAGTCCAATGATTTGGTTTATAAAAAGATGGATTAGAATGATTCCCTCTTACTATTAAAATATCTCCATCGTTCTCTTCACAGTATTTCTCTAAACAATCTAGATCAAATTCATCTATAAATCGCTGATTAAATCCTTCTCCCGCATCACCACAATGAATAAGAACAAAATCTTTTAAATTATAATGCTTTATCAAACTCTCGAAATCGAGAGAATGGGTGTCTCCGAGAGCGTAAACATTCTTTTTGTTATACTGTTTGATATTATTTAAATGCATCTTTCTGCCTTTTAACTGTCTCTTCCTCAGACTCCCATATATGTAACGGCGAGTTCTGATAGAACTTTACATCGGCTTCTTTTTTCTGCAACACCTTTTTTAAAAAGTCTTGCATATTCTGCCCCTTTTCGGTGATCATCGGAGTATTAATGATAAGTTCTTGAAGAACTTCGTAAATATTATAACGTTTCCAAAACATGTCATGAAAACGCTCATTAGTTTCTTTTTCAGTAACTATTGCCTTCTTCTCTTTGACAATATCTATTAGTCTTCCGGTGTCATAATCACCTTCCCATTTAAAACGAGTCAGATTAATTTCATCATCATCAAATCCTAAATCTTTAAGTTTAAACTCTTTAATCAAAAGACTCTTACGTATTTGTTCGGGAATTTGAGATACATCCGTCATGAATGCGGTCATCTGCTTTGATACTTTATTGAAAAGTATATAAATTTTATAGTCCTCTTCCATATTATGTTAATCTCTTTCCGGTATTAGGCTCTACCGCAACCGCTCTATCGTCCCAAAATTCATACATTGCAGAATATTTTATACAAGTAACTTCAAGTTCTTGGCCTAAGTGTTTCTTACACCACATTTTAATAGCTTGCTCTGCTTCAACTTGTTCATTTATAGGATGATCTGGTGCGACTCTTGCAGTGAAAATCTTAACGAGCTTGCCCTCAGATAACCACTTCTTAACACGTTCCACCATTTCAGGAATAGGTTCCCCTAATGTAGAAGGGGAAACCCATTTTTCATATGTAGCAAGAGTTTTATCAAAATCTACACCTATATATCCCTTTTGTTTATATCTTCTCGCCATTTTATTTCATCAACTCATCTATCAACTCATCTATCAACTCTAAAATTATTTCAACTATATACCACATACAGAATGCTACAACTGCAATGGATATATAATTGATAATATTCATAAAACTTCGACATTCTTCTCATCAGTTATATCGAATATATAACAATCAAAGTCACGCGAATCTAGTATTTGACCGACTATATATTCTGCCATGTCCATGTACGAAATTCCATCTGGAAAATCGTCCACACTCCAACCAAAACAATTCTTCTCATTTGAGAGAATACTTGCAACAGCTTCAACTTCATTCTCTGCCGTTATTATTCGGCACCAGTTATCAGTCAAATCAAATAAAAAATATTTTCTCATAAATTAGAAGTATTCCTTTACAGTATTTTCGAAAATCTTCACTAGTTGTGGTGACATATTAAATCTCTCCGCATTTATCTCGATAGATTTTCTGATGTTACCGTTTTTATTCCGCGAAGTTGCAGCTTTCCAATCTGCCAGCATTTCTAACAAATCCACTAAATTCATATCATCTATTCCGTTTTTATGAAATTCTGGATGATGTCGATTGTTGGCATAGTGGTGGTCAATTGCAGGTTTGACTCGTTCTAATAATTTCTTATATTCATCAGAACCATACTCTACCTTTGCAAGTTCTTCGTGGGTTTCCCCGAAAATCTCTTGCTCTGGTGATTCCAGTTTAGACTGGTCGTGCTCTCTTGCTCGTTTATCTAACTCAGAGATAAACTTGTAAATATTTCCCCTAACAACATGGATATGCTTAATAGTATCCATGTTACTTTTTATCACTCCATCATTCATAAATTATAGATATTCTTTAGTTTCCTTGGTATTGATTACAAGACCATCATACTCAAAACTATCAGATTTCTCTACATCAGAGAACCATGAATTGGTAATAATAAGGAAGAACTTCATTGATGAAACTTTCTGAGAAAGTAGGTCAACGGTATCTTCAATACCTTCGAGAGTCTTCTGACAGTATTCGACAAACGTCTCAGTGCCAAGGGATTTGAGCATCTCATTATATTTCTCGAAAAGAGGCCAACAAATATTATCACCAACATTAGGCTTGCCTTTCTTTTCAAACTTTTCATATGACTTGCTCGCAGAAATAGTTGCAGCGCCTTTTAGCTGTGCAGTAAGTTCCAAGAAAGGAACAAAGTCTGCATTCTCATCCTTTGGTTTATATTCTGATTTCGGCTTAAATCTCATCAACGAATCAAGCCCCATTTCATCAAGAAGTTTTGCACCTTCTTCTCCATAATTCTGGACACGAAGATCGACAAGATTCTTCTGCTTAGAATTAGCCTTAATATAGAAACGGAGAACACTCGCATGTGCTTTTTCTGCAATAAGAGTTTTATAGACAGATGCAAAATCTTTAATACTGACAGTTTTTTGATTTTCATCAAAAAGATCAATCGCTTCAGCAGGTTTGATAGTATAACCTCCTCCATTTGAGGGGTCGTCAAATTCTAAACTAATAGTATCATAGTTGAAATCACCATTAGCAACAAACATATAATTTCTAAAGGTAGGCGCTTCGATAGGGAATGTAATTGGATTTGTTGCAGTTTTATTATAATCTTCTACCCTCTGTGCAAGGTCCAAATCATTAATACCTTCAAGGTTTCCATTACGAACCGTTAGGAATGAAATATTCGCACGGTCTTCATTTCCGGTAATACCTACAATCTTTGCATGGGTATCAATAGTTTTGAACACTACCTTACTAGCATCGGTTCCTGCGCGTGTAACGGCTTTGTATGGGGAATATGCGAGGTTAATAGCGACCTTCCCAAGATTATCCTTAATGGATTTTACAAAGGATTCGAGAGAAACCGTATTTCCAACTTCAGATTTAGTAATCACACCGCCCACAAGCGCAAGATCTTTAAGTTTATTTTCGGCATTACCTTTCTGAGCAACTGTAAAAGATTTCTGAAGCATCTTAGAATTAGGAAGATCGCCCGCAGTTCTAAGAACCTTCACACCAAGACTTGCCTTAGTTTTCTGACTAAGAATATATGCAAGAGAGTAGACAAATTTACCATCAGTGAGTTGTTCAGCCGGAAGATTATCAAGTTCATCATAATCAATCGCAAAAAGTTCACCTTCTTTGTCAGTCTCTTGAACTTCTACAGTCTTATCCTTGCGAACAAGTGGAATAATTTCTGAATCCGTGACTTGCCAAATAACATCGTAGCACTTCTCAAGCTGAACAACTTTGGTAGTTTTCTTAGACTTGACTAAAGTTTCACCACTCTGTTTAAGTTGGGTATAATCTGAAATATGATTGAAAACACCGTTGAGGGATTCGGTCATATCAAGCAGAAGACGACGGTTATAGTTACTTCCATAACCTACCACCGTCTTAGAGGAGAACTTAGTAGAAAGAGCCTTACAAAGTTTCAGAGTATCGGATTCGTTATTGTAATGATTTGCATAACCATCGCTAAGGAAATAAAATACAGAATTCGTGTTTCCTGATGTAAGTTTAACATCATCGAAAATACGAGTGTTTAATTCTCCAAGAGAATCATTAAAATTAGTCATTCCTCGGGAAGAAATCTTAGTATTGACAAGTGCAAGGATATTTTGGGACTTTTTAAGTCCCCTTACAAAGAAGTCGAAGTCATTATGACTTGAGAAAGTTGCAACCGTAATTGTGTCGGTTTCGTGCATGTTTTCTACGACTGCTTTAACCGTTTCCTTTAAAGCCGAAACCGAGTTCCAAATGGAACCACTATTGTCAATTAGGAGGAAATAATCTGTCGATTTTACTGATGCTTCTGAGTTTTTTGGAATATTAATTTTCATATAAATGAGGCTTTAATATAGCACACTTGTTAGGCATTGTCCAGTCAATTTTTCAACAAAAAACTCTCCTGTAAACTAGCAATGACCAAACTTTCGACATTTTTAGTATCATACGAATCTACTTCAAATAATCTAAACTCTCTACCAATTCGCATCAATCTTTCTTGGAATAAACTATCCTCCCATTTCGGAGTTTTGAACTTTTCTGAAAAATTACTATTATGGTGTGCTATGCGTTTTGCACAATGTTTAATATACTCTCTTCCTAAATCATTCATCCTAAGTATTCAAATTCTCCGCTGTCAATTTCCAACATTCCGCCTTCAACTTTAAATAAATTAATAGAACATCTTCATCAGATTCTCTATGGGATCTTTCACTAATACACTCCGCACAAGCATATATGATAGAATCTGTATATTCTTCTGTATCAAGATATAAAGAATCTCTTGACATCCATGACATAACAGCGGGCTCGGAAATATCATATTCATCAAGAATACGTTTTATTTCGGGAAGTGTTTGAATTCTTCGAGCGAGCATAATCAATAAATCAATTTTTTATCGGTCATAACCTCTTCTAATTCACGACACATTTCTTGAATTTGTTTGTTCTTAGAATCTAGATATAACCGTAATCCGCCAAATTTTATTTTGATCTGTAATATTTTAAAATTAGGATCAATTTCCTTGACATACTCCAAAAATTGATCAAGAACAGTATACCAAACACTCGGCGTAGGATTTCCTAATCCCCCCACCCATACCATTTTTCAGGAACACAGTCTTTCCATTTTTCTTTAGCTTCTTTGTATAGCCTTTCCTGCTCCTCCAAAGTCTTATCCATATCAGTAGATTTTCCTGTCCGAAAATCATAAGGATTTACATCCTCAGGATAATAGGAATCGGGTGCTAATTTAAATGTTTTGATCAATTCTTGTGCTTTGTTCATATTATTCTGCTATTACAATACTATACCGTAAATGTTTCACGGGATCAACCCAATGTACTGCATCATACGGAAAATCTATATATTGGCCCGATTTATCATAGAGTTTTTCTATTCCCCCATTAATTTCACACACTAAACCATCACAATCACTATCCGTCAATGTAATTAAATGAAGTTTCCTAATTGAATATGCATCACGATGGGGAGCGATGAAATCAGTAGGTTCATATCGCTGAACCTGTATAAAATCATACATATATTTCAAATCAGGATCAAAATCGGCATCAGCAAAAACAGCATCCTTCATCTCCTGTGTCATATCGCAACATTTTAAAGTTGTAAACCTTGAACAAACACCGGGAATTAATGATTCGTGCGCATCATCGCCTTCACGGGGTTTGAATAAATGTAAATGGTTATTAATATGTTCCATAATCTCTGGAACATTTCTAATGAAATTTGGAATCGTTTTGATCATAACTATGTTTAATATGTAATAATAGTCTAAACTCTCGGTCACATAGAGGAAACCAGAAAGAATTTTGCAACTCTTTTTTACCAATGATAAAAGTCTCATCTTCTAACATCTGCTCGAACAATTGAGAAATACGTTCGCGTAACAATTTTTTATCATATCGCTCTTCACGAAAACCTACATCTCTTAAAATACTGGTTATAGATTCTAAAAAATCAGGAGAAATTAATTTATCATTAAATTCAAAGGTTATTCTATCGTCCTCAAACCGATTGATAATGCCTGCTAGATCATTCTTAATAAAGTTAAAGATTTTCCTCTCGAAGGGATCAGATTTTATTGCTTCTGTTGCGCCTATTCCACTTCTCCACAGTTCTTCGGCATAATTCATTTTGTTGTCCAGTCTATAACCTTTATATCGCCTTCATTCTTATTCACAAGAATAGCAGAAAGGGCGAATCCTGATTGTGGAAATTCTTTAGGAGTATCCACATATAATAATTCTCTAACATAAAATCCCATCTGTCTAATGTCTCTCATTCGTGCTTTTAGTGCCAGAACATGATTAACCGTCACCAATGTAACAATATTATCAGAGATTTCCATCGAATGTTTCATGAAATCCCGATGCAAAGACCAAGGGAAATTAGATATAATCCAATCCACCTTTTCGTGATAATCAAAAAAATCTCGTCCTTCATCAATCTCACACCAATCGGGATTTATACCATATTTCTCAAATGCTCTCACGAATGCACCAGTTCCTTTGCACGGATCAAGACACTTTTTACCAAAAGGATTGAAGTGACCTACGATTCTTTCCGCAAGATCGTCAGGCGTGTATACTCGATCATTAGTTTTACTATCAGTAGGTATTAAAGACTTTCCCATAATTCTTTATTTTCATTTTTATTACCAATCAATTCGTATGAAGAATCGGGATAAAATATAACCGGAAAATATATACACTTATGGAGATATTCTTTTCCAACCCCCTTTATACGCACCAAATCATTTATATATAATAAATTATCACTATTATCCCGTTGACCAATTGAATACTCTATCTCGTATTGTTCCGAAACATCTTTAGGATTCATCCAACAGCCATGAACGGTAATATCTACCTCAAAAGGTTTCCCATTATGATCAACCCAAACATAAGTTTCCCATTCCCCCTGTTTAAAATATTTATTATTTTTCTTATCCCAAACTCTATATTTCATAACTTCTTAACATTCTTTGCTTCAATTTCAAATAATTCATCAGTTAAATATATTGTCCATGCACTCTTGAGTGTAAGATTATTTAAATTTTCACTAAGTTTTAGTATAACATGCGATCCTGCACTTTTAAAGGATGGACTTTCACCTTCATTATAGTAAGAATAATACCAACCATTTATTCTTGTTCCTGTTTGGACGGTCCTCTTTTCAACTACCTTATAAGTTTTACCTACTAATGACAAGTCTTTCTCTGTATAAATATTCCTATTATTTCCTCCCCATCCTAGATCTTGTAGTTTATAGCGGGCAATTGCGGTAACGATTTTATCATAGAGGATATTATATTCTTTTCCATGACCATTAATACCCATTCCATCCAAAAGATTATCTATATTCTTTACATCATCCTTTGTCATATGATTTCGGATGACCAGTTCTGTATTAAGTGGATATCCACATCTTAAAAATTTCTCAGGATTAGTAATCTCTACAATATCACCAACTCTTATAATATTTCTTTTACTCATAATTAATCGAAATAGAAGTGTAAAAATTCGTTAACGCCTTCCTCCCCGACGACCAAACACGACTGTCTCGGACGTGATCTATATCCTGAATTATCAGAATGTCTACAACCACCGACTAGTGTTGAGAACATATACATTTCGACATTAGTCAGTTCAGCACTCTCCATATGGTGTTGATCACCTGAACAGTAGTATAACCGCTTCGCATTTCTCATTTGCTCTGGTTTTGCCATAAAGAGGCTGTTTAAATAATTCTCTCTTCCTGCTCCAGGGGCGGGTAATCTACTTCTGGAAGTAGGAGCATATCCGTGATCAAGTAAGAATAAATTCGATCCTATTTCGAAAGTTAAAAATCTTTTGGATGTTATTTCGAACGTAAGTCTCTTATCGTCTTTAAAATAAATCGAAAGCATTTTAAGAAGGAAATAATCACCAAAACTTGAATGATTTCCAGGTACAGCAACGATACGAATATTACCTATGACACTTAGTAGTGTTTGTATAAAGCATAAGACAGAATTGTATGCTTCCTCTAATTGGTCCTCTTTTAAGGGATGGGCTTCTAACTTAGTACCTTTATCAGTAAAACCATCAAGCCCGTGAAGGATGTCCCCTAAAAATGCAAGTGTTACTCGTTTGTAGGGATGTCCTCGTTCAACGATATGAGATACTAATTTTTCTGCATATCTTTCGACTGATTCCTTAGTTTTCTCTATATTCCATTCTTTTTGGTTATACAAGTATCGTTCACTTGCTACTAAACCATAGTGCCAATCAGAACAACCAATTACCAATTCCTTATCACCAGTCGGTTTGTATTCAACCTTTGTCGGAACGTATTTAGGAGGATTCCAACTTTTTAAAGTATTATCAAATACCTCTTTATAATTATGATTGAAAAGTCTCCAATTCTCTGCATCCGCAATAGTCTGTTTCCAATCTCGTCTTTCAAACTTTTGCTCAATGTTTGCCCTTTTTTCAAGGAGCAAATCTGATACCAAACTCTCTGGCTCAGACTCCTTAATTTTTTCATCAGTATAAGGAATAGAACTATGATTAATTCCTAGCTTTCTAATTACATATTCGATAACCTTTTTGGGCGTGCTTGTTCGTTGTGCAATCTCGCCCGCAGTAAATGGTGCTTTATCGAAATTAGAATAAAGTTTTAAAATTGTATCTATTTTTGATTCGTCTAAGACATAATTTCTTCCTACTAATTCTTCAGTATGAAAAACATATTTCCGATCAGTGTAGTTAAATGTATAACCGCTATCTTTGAGTGTTTCTTTTGTTGAACTCATGTGTGTTGTACTTAACATACAACACACATGATATCAATAGCAAGTTAAAAAACTCCTGGACCTTCTAAATTGTTTTCTACAGAAGGGCTGACTAAACCTCTAGTATCTCTACCAAAGTGTTGTTTCAATAATCTAAACACTTCTACAATATTTTGATCATTAACATCTGCAATATTTATGTTCATACTGGGTGAGCCGTATAACAGCGCATTTATAATTATACGCACCCAATATACTCGCTTGCCGTTATCCAGACGTTCTTCTTCAGGAAGAGAATTAAAATATTTAATTTTATCTTTTATAGACTTTCCTTTGATTTTAGGCTGTTCTGTCCATTTACTAGCAAGTCCTTCATATTTATCCATCACCCATTCGACAAAGCCTAAAATAGGTAAAATCTTTTTAGTCTTTTCGAAATAATCTGCAATCATTTCAAATGGTATCTCTCTTTTATCTACACGAAGTTTGAGATTATGAACATCTTTAGAATCTTTATTGAAATATAATGCACGAATAGCCAATTTAGCAAGTTCCATCTCCTCTGGGAATACAGGCTTTTCTGGCATGGTAGGCATTGGTTCTTCTATATCCCCGGAGAGATCGTCAGGATTATCCCCAGGAGAGTCCATAGGCCCAGCAGAAGACTCTTCAGGCGAGCCAGTTTGTTCTTCATCATCTGTAGGAGGTTTTGGTGGACCTGCCTCTATGATAAGATTATATATATATTTGTCGAATTCTGAGATCATATTATTGTTGTGGAGATGCTAATAATTGTGCAACCGTTGTCCATGCCTTCGGATCTTTGATAGATTGTTCAAGATTTTTAAAATTTTTAGGATCTGCCATATGTTGCCTAAATCCTTCTATATTGTTAGGGTCGGATTGAAATAACTCGAATGCAGTCGGATCATTTAAAATAGCCCCGTAATCGAGAGGTTGACTAGAAGTTCCAGTAGGAGTTTTGGATGCGGTCGGTCCTTTAGAGAATTGCATTTGCACACCTCCTGCGACCTTTTTAGGTGCCGTAGAAGATGAATTTGCTGAAGGTGAAGTTCCTGCACCTCCTCGTTGAGAGAGGCCCCCTTGTCCCATATTGCCCAATCCTTCTTGGAATATCTTCTTAATAAATGCATCAAACTTAGTTGTCATATCTCTATTTATACTAGATAAATCCAATTCCATTTGACCTTGTTTTTTTAAATCTTCATAATCAGAAGGCGGTATCAACTTATTCAATATATCTTCTAAATCAAATATAGTTTTGACACCTTCTAGATATTCGTGTTCGAATTGATCACGTAAATCGATGAGTGCCTTAGTAGAAGATGATATTATTCCATGATCTATTATATAATCTAAAGTTTCTTGATTTATTGAAATATCTATTTTTAATACAGGCTTTCTGCTTTTTGTACTCTCATTTCTAAACCAGAAACCGCCAACACCTGCCGTCCCTCCAAATTTTCGAGGAGTCATTTGCTCAGGCACACATATAGAAAGAGAAAATAAATCAAAAGAAATATCATCTGGTAGCTCGTATTTCTTTTCTACGAATCTACCTAGCTTATCGTAAATTTCATAAGTTAGAGAAACTATGTTATTGATTTGTTCCATAGGACCGACCAATTCTCTAACATATCCGCCATATCCAGCTTCTATCTGTGGAACAAACGAAGGAATAATGAATTGTCCTAATTCATCTTCTGTATTTCCTTTTTTCTCAACAAATGTCTGTAAATCTTCGACTTCTTCTTGTGCGGCCTTTTCGTATTCCACATCATAAAAATCACAGATAGTCTTATTCATAAGCATTCGAAGCTCTGTAAATCCGACTTCTTCATCCATATAAGCCTCCCCTACAAAATTAGTCAATATTTTAACAAAATAATCTTGTACATCACTTCGTAATTTCTCGTCACGAAAATGTCCACCATCTTCTGGACCATAATATTCACCATAATCGTGAGCACTAAAGTGTTTATCAATAACAAAGTGGAGTTTATCATCTTCTCCTATGCTAGCATATAATGTGTCTTCTCTTTCCCAGCCATATCTAGTAGGTAACGATTTTTTAATTTCCACAGACCCCCACTTTGGAGAGCTTTTTATTTTTTCTAAAATATTACCTGGAATGATATATGCTAATTTTAAATCCGATCCGTTAATATCGTATTCTATATCAAAGTAATCCCCAAAAGAATCTAAACCAAATACGTATTCATAGATAGGATCAGGATTGAACTCATCCCGCTGTTCATCCCACCAATGTTCTTCTTGTTGTTCATAACTTCCCCTTACATCGTCTTCCCAATCACTCTCATCTTCTTTGTTATGTTCGTATGATATATCTTTACCCCAAATATCCTTAATGGTTTTATCTATTTCAGTACCCCAATCCTCGTACGAACCTCCCCGAAGAGTTAAAGTATTTTCCCAATCTATATTTGAGGTGTCTTGGCGCTTCGCCCAATCTATGACTTGGGTTTTAAAATCTTCAGCCATTGTAAATTTATTATTTTTATAAACCTTCAATGACGGAACTGCTAAAGAGTTTCCATCTTCATCATAAACACTTCTTATTCTTATACGAGCTTGTGGAATTATACCGTCTATACCTCTGGCAGAATCTTTAAAAATTTCATCTTTTTGTAAATCATCGATTTTTTGTAAATCTTCCTCTGTTACTACATATGCAATTCCAGCATTTAAACTAGCATCTGCAAGAGCACAGTAAAAATAATCATTTCCTTCTGAATGGCACGAAGTCCATTGATGGTCACTCATTCGTACAACATCTATAGGCATTCTGGAATATATAACATAATATGAACTCTTTTGTGCATCCAAATATGCTTGTTGTAAATTCGTAACTTTCAACAATTTATCAATATTTCCTAACTGATTCTGGAAACCTAAAATGGTATAATTGTCTATTTCGGATTTATTCGTAGCATCTTTAATATATCTCTCTATAGCCTGCTTTCTCTGACTTAGTAACTTTCCAATTCGTATTGGGTTTTTCTTATCCTTATCAGTTATTTTATATCCTATCCATTTTTCAAAATCCAATTCATAATCCTCTATTATGCTATTGCGTATTTTATCATGATATTCGGATACCTTTTTCATAGGTTCAACTATACGTTTTTTATCACCAAATATATGATCAAACGGTGCCACGCCTTGCAAAAAAGCAGGAATTTTATTTGCCACATTATAAGACACCTCCTGTAAAACTAATTTATTTTTAACAAAATCTTTGAAATTCATTAAAATATTTATCGAATTCACTTGCATTGTAAACATCCTTTGTTTAAACTAGTTATAGCATACTATCATAAATCAGTTCCGCGTCCGACTTTAAGGGGTTCCTGGACAGGGTAAGAGAAATAGTTCAAAGTGTCTTTGGCTGTCTTTTGTATGCGGACTATTTCTCAGGGCGAAAGATAACAAGGTTCAAGCTGAATTTGTTTTTCCCTTTTACTAAAGGCACTTCTCCAACAGGTTTTAAAAAATAAAACAGTCGTTAGGGGAAGGGGTTCCTTTTGGTAAAAAGGACTCAGAAAAACAGGTTCAACAAACCTAATATTAAATAATTTTAAAGTTCAATTTTGATTGAAAATGTGTTGATTTAGTAGTATTGTGGTCTATGTACACAATTTTTACAGATGGATCATGCAACATAAATTATAGAGGGGCCAAAAATATAGGCGGCTATGCATATGTGATTATCAATGAACATGGAGTAAAAACCCATGAATATGTTGGTAAAGAAGAAAATACCACAAACAATAGAATGGAACTTATGGCAGTTATAACTGCACTGAAACAAGTTAATAAACTCGGGGAACAGGCTATTATAAATTCTGATAGTCAATATGTGGTAAATGCAGTTAATCAGGGGTGGCTACAAAATTGGAAAAGAATGGATTTCAAAAAAGGTAAATTTAAAAAAGAAATACCCAATGCAGATTTATGGAAAATACTTGATGAACAACTATCATCAAAAATAAAGCTAAAGTGGGTAAAAGGACATACTAACACCAATTCCTGGAACGACTATGTGGATGGGCTTGCGAACAAAGTATTTGAAAAGAATTTTAGAGTAATATGAAAGAATGGCACAAAAATTGGTTCAGTAATATGATACCGTTTGATGATCCTCTAAAATACGAGGATATAGTTTACTATGCACCAGAGAATTTCTATCAAGCAATGAAATTACCTCATGACGATTATATATCCCGTTTGTATATCTCTGAACTTGAACCGAGAAAAGCAAAAACAAAAATACGTAAATTTATAAATATTATACGGGAAGATTGGGACGAAGAAGAAAAACTTCGTATTATGGAAATAGCACTCAGACATAAATTTCGTTTGGATACTGAACAGGGACAAAAGTTGTTAGCCACAAATGATGAAGAAATTGTTGAATGGAATAATTGGAATGATTTATGGTGGGGGTGTGATATAGAAACCGGGGAAGGTCGTAATGAACTCGGTAAACTTTTAATGAAAATAAGGAACAGTTTAAAATTTGAACAATTATTGAAATGAAAATTAGAAATGTTAAGAAACATCCTTATAATTCTTCCACTGGTTTGTATATAGGAAGAGAAAATAAAACATATAATTTTCATTGTTCAAAATGGCATAACCCATTTGTGATAACAACTGATACTGAATGGGATAGGGAAAATGTTTTGTTAGCCTATGAAGCCTATATACGAAATACTCCTGAATTATGGGATAGTTTAGAAGAATTGGACGGTCTTGATCTATTTTGTTGGTGCAGCCCGAAGCCATGCCACGGGGAAATTTTAATCAAATTATTGAACGAAAAGAAATAAAATGAATGCTTTTGAAAATAATATAGAAGGTAGTGAAATACTGAAGCCGTGTCCAGGATGCGGAAATTCTAAAGCATATATTTTTAGACACGGAAAACGACAAAAGAATATGGAAACAGGTATTTGGAAAGATGTTTCTGAGTATTCTGTAATATGTGGGAAATGTTCATTCAGAACAGGTCCACTGGTTATGGATAGAGATAAAGTTATAGTTGATTGGAATAAAAGAGTTGAATAAAATATGAAAAATGATTATTTTGATATAAAGAGTGTTCCATATATAGGAATGAACTGGATATATGTTGATGCAAAAAAGACCTTACTTATTATTGCGGGAAAAATAGAAAATACCGACGATATTGTTTGTATTAAACAATATCGTCCTCCGTTGAACAAATGGGTTGTTTCATTTCCCATGGGAGCATTTCCTATTGAAGGAGAATCTGACGAATATATTAAAAATATAACAAAGGGCGAGGGGGAAGCAGAAACTGGATATAAAATAAATCATATAGAATATCTTTGCAAGTTCGCCAGAAGTCCCGGATTAACAAATGAAATAGCTATTGTGTTTAAAGCAATATACTCACCAGATACATTGCCTCAAGTTTTACATAAAGAGGAAGAAATAGTTCCTCTTATAATTAATAAGGATAATATACGCGATATTTTAGAAAACGATGATTATATTATAGATTCTTCGTTGTTATTAGTATTGGGCAATTATTATAAGATTTAATTTGAATTCTCTTATATAATAAAATTAATAGTCTATGTGATATTAATTTTAGGAAAAAACGGATATATTAGTAAAAGATTTCAAGCATTCTTTGATTATAAGGGAATTAAATACGAAGCAGTATCTTTTCGTCCAAGTTTCGGCACGGACACTAGAACATTTCACACAGTAATTAAATCCGAACCATATAGATTAATCATCAACTGTATAGGTTATACCGGGAGTCCAAACGTAGACGCATGTGAGGATAATAAAGAGGAAGCATTGTATGCTAATACGTTATTAGCAGAGCATGTAGCGGAAATGTGTAAGAGAATAAAGGTTCCTATGATACATGTCTCTAGTGGATGTATATATGAAAGTGCTTATTTCATACCTTCTATTGGTCCTGCATTTAAGAAAACATTATGGGGAACGCCCTTTGATGAAGAGTACGAGCCTAATTTTTCATTTAAGCAAAAAAATTGTTCTTGGTATTCTGGTACAAAAGCTCTTGGAGAAACTCTTGTAAGAAAAACATGGGATAAACATTATATATGCCGTTTAAGAATGCCATTTAATCATATAGACGAAGAAAAGAATTATATCAGTAAACTTCTAAAATATCCTAAAGTTTGGTCGATTACAAATTCATTAACTAATACAGATGAATTTGTTCAATCTTGTTATAATTTATATAATTATGGTGCAGAATATGGAACATATAATATGACTAACCCCGGACCTATAGATGCAGAAGATGTTCTTAATCTTGCAGCAGAATATGGAATTAAAAAGGATGTGTATGAGTATTTTGAATCACAAGAAGAATTCGATAAAGTTATTAAAACTCCGAGAAGTAATTGCGTATTGATTTCTGACAAATTAGCAAAAGCAGGTTGTGGTATGTTACCCGTTAGAGAGTCGTTAAGAAAATGTTTCGAATCATGGAACAAAAAAGAAGAGAAGTTATTCTGGTAAAATATGAAATTTACAATATCAAAAGAAAGATGTATAGAATTAGCTAAATTAGGCGAAGAGTATAATATACAAGCGGGTGCTCCTAGTTTCGGGTGGTTTTGTCGTAGATGTCAATCGGATGTAATTGATAAGAAGTGTAATTGTACTACAAGTCCGAGTCCATGGGAACCTAAACAATATGAAAAAATATAATATTTTGGTAACAGGTGGATGTGGTTTCATTGGATGGAACTTCATTCGTCGTTTATATGAAAATCAGGATAAGATAGGATTTAATAAAATAATAAATCTTGATAATCTTTCGTATTCTGCAATAAATCCCCGAAATATGCCCTATTATGACAATAGGTATCACTTCATAAAACGTGATATCAATAAAATACACAGTTTATTTGAAATGTATGGCATAGATTTGGTAGTAAACTTTGCTGCACAAACACATGTCGATAATTCCATAGAATCAAGTAAAGTATTCGTAGAAACTAATACCCTTGGTGCATTTAACTTAATGGATGAAGCTCGAAAGTATTGGACGAAAAATTCTATAGATGGAAAGTTTATTCAAATTTCGACTGACGAAGTATTTGGTTCTGTGGAAGATAATAATGGACAGCCATTTACTGAAATCATACCATATCATCCAAACAACCCATATTCTGCCAGCAAAGCCTCCGCAGAATTGATGGTCAAATCATTTATTCATACCTACGGCTTTCCTGCAATCGTTACTAATTGCTCAAATAACTACGGTCCAGGTCAGCATAAGGAGAAACTAATACCAAAGTCCATAGAGTGTTATAAACATGGCTTAGATGTGCCTATATACGGCGACGGGAAGCAGTCTAGGGATTGGATATATGTGGATGATCATTGTGACGGGATTATTGATGCAATAACCAAAGGAAAGGTAGGAGAAAGTTATCTATTCGGAACAAATAAAACTGTATATAATATTGATCTGGTTACTAATATTCTGAAGAAGTGTTATGATTTCTGTCCATCTTTTACTGGTATAAAATACGTTAAGGATCGTCCTGGACATGATAGAACATATCGAATAGATTATAGTAAAGCAGAAAGAGAACTAGGATGGACACCTAGAACTGACCTAGATAAAGGACTTGCATATACTGTTGATTGGTATATAAATAAGTCTAATGAATAAAAAGTATGGAATTTTGTTGGCGGGAGGAAAGGCTACTAGACTATTTCCAATAACACAATTTGGTATATCTAAGCAACTTTTACCAGTGTTTAATAAACCTATGATAGAATTTCCTCTCCGTACTTTACAAGATATGGGGGTTACTGATATTTTAATCATAAACGCCGATAAAGATCAACAGAAGATGTTTAAGGATTATCTAGGTGATGGCTCTCAATATGGATTTAATTTAGAATATACTATTCAAGAGAAACCTAATGGAATTGCGGAGGCATTTATTATTGCAGAAGAATTCCTCAAAGATGCTAAAGATGTAATTCTTATATTAGGGGACAATTCATTCATAGGAATTGATGATTTCTCTGATACAAAACCTAATACTATATTCACATATAGAGTTAAGAATCCATCTGCATATGGGGTGGTAGAAGTCGATGAGCTAAGTAGATTAGTTAGAATTGTAGAGAAGCCTAAAGAATATGTCAGCGAAAATGCAGTAGTAGGACTATATCATTTGTCTACAGAAGCCATAAATATTGCAAAAAATTTAAAACCTTCTACAAGAGGAGAGCTTGAAATTGTAGATGTCATCCGAGAATTGCACAACAGAGATGGGATTAAAATACAAGAAATCGATTCTGGATTTTGGTTTGATTGTGGAACCCATGAGGATCTTTTAGACTGTGCAAATCTTATTAGAACGATAGAACATAGAACCCATAAAACGACAGGGTTAAGGAAAATAGCTTGAACGAGCATTCATTAGCATGTATCGTAGAACATGGATTTACGGATCTTTCAAAAAGAATTACATGCATGGCAGTTAAAAACATTTCCTGGTTCGACCCATCTTTCTAAGTTGGCTCATATAAAAAAGGAGATTAAAGAATTGGAAGAGTGCCCCACTGATGCATCAGAAATAGCAGATATTATGTTGTTATGTATCGGAATGGGTGCAATTCAAGGCTACGATATGGCCGACGAAATAATTAAAAAATTTGAAATTAATAAAAAAAGAACATGGGGAGCACCTGACGAAGATGGTGTAGTTCGTCACATCAAATAAAATAAATATGGAATTGAACGAAGAACAGAAGATTGCATTTGAAAAACTTAAAGAGTTTGCAAATGGAAACAAATCACATATGTGCCTACTGTCCGGCTTTGCAGGTGTAGGAAAGACATTTATGATGTCCCACTTTGTCAAGTGGATGATGGATAACAGCATGTTCTTTAATATTGCAATTGCATGTCCTACTAACAAAGGATTGCGAGTAATTAAAGAATCTACAGAAGAGGAAATTCGTAACAAAATCACCTATTGTACGCTTCATTCATTATTAGGGATGAAGCATGAGATTACCAAAGATGGAAAAGAGATTTTCGTCAAGGATAAAAAAATTATGTCAAAGTTTCCTAATTTTGACATGGTTATTGTGGACGAAGCTAGTATGATTTCCGACCAACTCTTTTTAGAGATGGAAAATCAGAACTTTAGAAATATTAAGGTTCTGTTCGTTGGAGATCCGCACCAAATCAATCCAGTGAACCATACTATGGCAATTCCGATGCTAGAGACCCGCCGAGTAGAGTATAATATAGAACATGTAAAACTTGATAAGATTGTTCGACAAGCCGAAGGAAATCCTATTATTGCTCTTTCACAAAAGGTCATTAAAGATAGTTTTGAATATCTTCCCGGAACTAAAGAAATTCAAGGTGATTCAGGAGTAGTAATTATATCAAATAGTCAAACAAAAATTCTTGCAGATCTTATAAAATATTATTTCGGATCGACTGCATTCGATTATGACCAGAATTTTTGCAAAATAATCGCATGGAGAAATTCTACTGTAGATTACTATAACAAATTTGTTCGGGCATTTAAATATGGCAATAAAGCCGCAAAGATTGTTCTCGATGAAAAATTAATAGTTGGACGACCTATTTGGTCTGATGATGGAACGGAAACTCGATTTGTCACTAATGAAGATTTAGTTGTTAAACAGATTGAAGTTAAAGAGAAAACGACTATAGGTGGATATAAATGGAAATATTATGACTGCCTTGTTCAAGGATTTGAGAATGTTGATAATATTCATATTTTACATGAATCCGAAGAAGTTGCCTTTGCAAAGACTCTGAAGAATATGGCAGATAATGCCTCATCAGAAGCAGATATCTCTAAGAGAATTAAGAAATGGAAAGATTTCTATAATTTTAAAGAGAACTTTGCAGAAGTTAAGTATGCATATTCAAATACTATTCATAATGCACAAGGAAGTACTTATGATAATACATTTGTAATGTATAGTGATATTATGCTTAATAAGAATGAGGAGGAGCGCAAAAGAATATTATATACTGCAATGACTCGGCCTAAAAAAATGTTATATATCGTTTAATTCTGTTGAATATATGATAGCCATGTACTAAAATAGTGTATATGCAAGTTAAAGACTATTATATAGGGTTTTTTCGATATGATGACTCTAAGATTTGGAATAAAACAAATCTAAATGAAGATGAGAAAGTACTTAGGGAGTATTTAGAAAACCTCACCTATGTCGATAAACTTTCTATTAATATCCGAAAAATACAGTTACCAGAATAATATAATATATGAAACCACAATTTAACAAAGAATACTGGACTAACCAGTTAAAAATAGAAGCAGGTGTGTCTCATGTACCTGATGAGGATTTGCATAAACATTTTATTTTGTTTGGGACATTTTCTAATGACGATGGAAATAAAGTATCTGCAAAAGAATATATTGAGAATCAGCTTAAATATCTTGAAGAACAGTATAATTCTGTAGATGCTAACTTGGAAAGTGATATAGCATCATTAATAGCAGATGTTCCTGAGAAATTTAAAAGTGAATGGGTAGGAGGAGAATCTACAAGTATAGCAAATACAGAGATTAGGCTGTTACCAACCGTTCAACAAACTATAAACCGTTCAGATATACACTACTATGACGTTGTTGTGGATGGTAATGCATTTACTGTTGCAATAAACGATCATGGCGATGATTTTAGAATCAAGGACCAGATAAATCATGTAAAGCATACAACATTCTTCATTGAAGAACGTAATCCGATGAATATCACAGGTTTTGAGAATATTATTTCTTACTATCAATTTGCGAATATGGTGCAATCAGTTGTTAAGAAAAACTCAACAGACCTATCTGCATACGAAAAAATATCACAGAATATAGATACCGTTTTTGATGGTATTAAATTGGAAGGATTTTAATATGATTCAAAGATTTAAAAATAAATTAGCATCTCTCATACTAACATGGGCACTTGATCATAATTTCAGAGTAGATAAATCTGAACCATTATACAAGACACATAACCTATATCAAATAGGTGATGCGAAGTTTGTTGGTCGTTCAGAATACTCTGCAATCGTATTCTCTGTTTTAGAGGGTGATGGAAGCCAACCGAAGTTTATTGAAGAGGTGGTATTTTATAAATAAAACTTGAAAAATAGATATATTTTTATAAGTGTGTTGAATGATTAAATCGTTTCAATTCTTATCTGGATTCGCTACTGGATTCCCTCATCTTAAAGATCGCAAGTTTCAGTTTAATGATAATCTGAATATTTTATTTGGAAATGTCGGTAGTTGTAAATCGACTATATTGAAAACTATGGCTGCATATTGCGGTATCCAAGTAGGAGGATGGAGTACGATCTCCGATCCTCCAAAACTTGCATACGATAAGCCTGAACACTTCCCATTATGTTATAGGAATTATTCCCCTGGACAGTGTGATGCCCGCGTTGAGTGGGATGGAACCCCGTCATTTTATAATGATTCAGAGGCAATGGGTAAGAACGATAATACATGGTTTTTTAGCAATGCTAGCCAGTCAGCAGATGGAATCACATCAGAAGCAGAACAGATGGATATTCTTGCATCTAAACCATCATCAGGACAATATAGAATTCATAAGATAAACAAGATTATGAAGGTGATTCAATATCCTCCTAATCTTGAAGTGATTCCTCCTAATATTCTTGATCCAAGGATGCGCGAATTGGCAAAGCTGGAAGTGGCTTATATTCAATCTCTTCCTAGAGATGGAAAAATAACATTGTTATTGGACGAACCAGAAAAGGCATTATCTATTCCTAAACAGATAGAATTGTTCGACGTTTTGGTTAAGTTATCGGAACATTTTCAACTTATAGTTGCCACCCACAGTCCTTTTATATTAGAATATAAAAAGGTTAATATCCTAGATGTCAGCCCTGGTTATGTAAAGGACTGCCGAAACTTGATAAAAGGACTTTCTAAAAAGTAAGTAGGTTCTATGAAAATGGAAACTTTTATCGGAAACGCAATAAGCAGAATGATTTCCGAAGGAGTATCAGTTGAGTTTACTAAAAGGAAGCGAGTAGGAAAATTCGGTTATAATTTTTTTTATGATGGAACCCATAAAGATTATGGACCTATTCCGCTTTTCAAGATTCATTTTTATAATGACTCATTAGAGGAGAATTATGGAATATTCGTCCACGAATATTCCCATTTTTTACAATGGCAAGAAAAGATTCCTCTATGGAAAATAGCACAGAAATCCAATAAGAGATTTGATGATTGGTTACAACAAAAGACCAATGAAATAGATATAGAGGATATTCGAAATATCCAGAGGCTTGAATTAGATTGTGATAAAAGAGCTATTCAATGTATAAAAGACAACAATCTCCTTATTGATATACCGTCATATATAAAGGAATCCAATGGATACATTATGTCACATAATATAATGGTTAAATCTAGGACATTCTTCGTATCAGCATCATATAGTGATCCAGAAGTTGTACAATATATTCCTGAAGAACACTTAACTGAGGATCAATTAGACTACTGCCCTGTAGAGTTTTCGGAGGCATTTCTTAAAAAGTCTCTAGAATAAGTTAATAAAGTTTTTTAGAAAGATTTGAGAACATATCTCCTAAATTATTATCATGAAGAAATTCTTTAAGCTTTCTGGGATCGATAGATTCAGAATAATCGGATAATATTAATTCATCAGCAATACATCCATCCAAGCCATCTATGGAAGATTTAGAAGGAACCTTAATATTATTTTTTATAAAAAACAATTTACCCGTGAGTTTCTTTAGCTTCTGGCATATTTTATTAATATGCTTATCCAATTTATCCCGGTCATAATATTTTAACAATTCATGAGAATCGGATAAAACATGGGAGTGGTAGAATCGAACAGAAGAATCTTTTATACGGTTATTAAATTCGTGTATAAAAAAATACATGATTATTTTTTTAACATCAGGAGTGAATTTATTCAATAAATGGTAATCATAGAGAAGATTTACCACATCTGTTTCTATATTAAAGAGAACTTCATCAATAGATATTAAGGTATATGTCATACCCTAATATACTACTCACCACAGTTGAATTCATACTTAAAAATCTCTTCTTTGTCCGCACCTAAACCTTGTAACATTCGCTCTTTCCATTTTTCGTCACGATCAGGAACTTGATTCCAAAAGAATTTTTCAACAGTATAATTGTAATGGTATTTACCTTCTACGGAATTTTCATACAACCGTAAAATTCCGTAATCATTATCATCCATTTTAGGATTTGGACAACTTGCTATTACAATAGAGGAATTAGAAGCCTTAGAAGAAATGAGAGGCATTATTGCGCTTAAAACATCTTTATGTGATATATATGATGCATAGTCATAATCCATTAGATATATGCGATTCAGCGAACGACCACATACTCCGCGTGTATAATATTCGAAAAATATTATCTCTGAACCATTTAAAAATGCTATTCTATTTTTAGTTTTATGGCATAAAATTTCTTTTAAGTTTGCAATGTCTATGATTCTTTCTATATTATAATCTGATATTGCTTCTTTAGTGGACACTATACATATACTACAGCCAGAAAAATTAAGTGCATGATAAATCGCATCAATCAATATCATGGTGGTTGTTCCGACTTGTCTGCTTGCTACCAGTATATTTATTTTATTAGAATTCCAACTAGTTAGTATCTCTTTTTGACGTGTGTATAGTTTTATAGGTGCCGATTCTTCATAAAAAGTAGAAACCCTTATATTTTCTTCTGCCCAACGAATTACATCATGATATACTATTTCTTCTGACATATGGGTATTTATTTTATATCTTTGAAGATCTCTTGGGATATTTTCTTATATTTTTCCCGCAAATCCTTTGGACAATTACCAATACGGAAGTGGATTATACCATTAAAGAAACTATCATCGAATAAGACTCCGTGGCGCATTTGTTCCAAGGTTTCCATATACGACATCGTCCATTTAGTTTCACAACAATGTAAAATTGTACGTTTAAATATGTCTGGACCGTATTTTTTAAGAATCTCTTTCAAATCGTTTGAACTACCATAGTATTTTTTCCAATCAGATTCTTTCATTACTCGACGACTACGAGTTTTACCTTTAAGGGGTTTTAACTTAGTATTACTCCAGAATATTTTCTTTCCTAAGTATTTTGTCGGTTTATCTTTAGGATAATCCTCGGGAATATTTACTATCTCTATAAGATATACAAATCCTAAATAATCATCTATATTTTCTGGAATATTTTCCCATTCGTTCATAAACTTTATTTATGAACGTTTTTTGCGTTTTCTACGTCTTTTTCCTATAATATAAGGAACCCGTGCATCGGATGTATCATAGAGACCGTCATTTCCCAGAACAGATGCAACAGATATATCTTCTTTTATGTTCTTCTTTTTCTTAGGTTTCCTCTGAGGTTTAGCTGGATTGTCGAATTCCGCACCTATTGCGGCAAATAGTTGATCATAATTGGCATCCCGTGAAAACTTCTCAGGAACTACAGAAATGTCATATAACATTTCTAAATCCCCCAATGCATTTTTCTGTTTATCGGTTAAACTTTGTGATGCAGTATATTTTAGTTGTGGTGTATATTGTGTCACATCTTTATTAATCTTAATCCAACCCCTATTAAGGAGATAACCAATCGCTAGAATCATTTCAGAAGAATGATCTGTCTTGTCTGATATATTCTTTTCATAGAAATCTGTAGTATAATTAACTATGCTTTTTATTATTCTTATTGCATCAGAGCCGTGCTGTTGCCAGCGAACAGGCCGAACAATGCCAGAAGGACTTACCCAAAATCCATAAGGGCATTCATCAGGAAGTTCAGCAAACGACTCTGCAAGTATTTTTCTTATGAATCTATCGAAATTTTCTGTCATACTATAATATTTACTTGAAATCATATATAACATATGATATTTTTGATAAATGAAAAGTGCAGCAGAAATTCAAGAAGAATTTGTAAAAGAATTGGAGATGGATACACAGATGGACTCTACCAATGTGATGGATAAAATGCTATCATCTGCGAATATTAAACAAAAATGGCTTATACGAAAAATACGAGCACAGAGAAGATTATATGATTTGGTAGCGGTAAAGGACGGATTTGTAAATGATAAACTTAATAATGACAATCCTTTGAAATTGTCAAAGGCGGTTATGGCAGCAAAAGCAGGAAGCGATCCTACTTATAGAGAGTTACAAAAGGAGATCCAAGATCAAGAACTTCTTGTAGAATATTTAGATGGAACAGTTAATAAAGTCTTAACTCAGATGAGTTATGAATTTAGAGCGATTGTTGATTTGATGAAGTTGGAACAACTGTAATATGAGTGGTAGATGTCGGCCTAATATAATTTCTCCATCTCCACCGAAAAGGAGATATAGCAACACCAATGATTCGTATTATATAGATGTTGTCAGGAATATGTATAATCACCCACCATCACTAAGTGCTTGTTATAATACTGAAAATTTGATAGTATCTGGTATATGCGGAGTAGATCAGCTTCTTAATCACTACGAATCTTCTAGTAATTCATCTAATAGATTTAATATTTATTACCGTAAATGTGAATATTGTTCCACGATAAACAATATTTCCTATGAAATCGATAATTGTGAATCGTGTGGAGCACAGTTTGGATTGCTCGATTTTCTTGATAATGCACGAATAGCGGAATTGTTACAACCTCACTACACCTCACAAGATACTTCATCATATAAAAGACTTGCACTTGAAATAATAGAAAATGCATTCAAGAAGCATATTGATTTTCATAAGAATGTTGATGATATTGTTAATTGTTTAATTGGTCTGCCTGAAGAGAAGATTGCTTCTCTTATAGGATATTTAATAGGTTTTATTAAGCCTGATAAGATGTTCAAAACTAATGAGTGACTGAAAAGATAAAGGTTGATGTAAAAAATAAGAATAGCACATTACAGTGCTCTCCAACTATTTTAAAACTTATTAGAGAAAAATTCTCTATAAAAAACCCTAACTATCAATCGCGCAAGTTTGCCGATAGAATATATGCAATAACCCCTTCTGGCGCATTCCAGACGGGGATTTGGTATGAAATTGAAGGATTTATTCGTGGTTTAAAAATCCCTGTCGAAGTTGAGATATCCGATGAATTCAGGAAACAGTTTACACCTTCTACTGGCATAACCGAAATATCAAAAATTCCAGGGTTTACTTATTATGATTACCAAGAAGATACTTTAAAAGAGTTTTTAACCACTGGAAGGGGTATATCTATACTCGCTACAGGGGCAGGAAAATCGGTTTTAATTGGAGGACTGTGTAAAACTTTCCTAGATCATCGACCTGATTATAAAATATTAATCAGTGTCCCTAATACGTATCTATTAAATCAGTTATATGATTCGTTCATATATGAATTCGGAATTGCCTCTGTTACTAAATGGGGTGATAAAAATGTTCCAGATCTTTCCAAGAATATCATCATTGCCAATAATCAGATACTGGTATCTGATATAAAGGCAACACTTTCAATTGTTCAAGATTTTGATGTGGTGGTGGTGGATGAGGTTCATCGTATAGGCGATAAAAAAACTCAAATAGGAAAAGTCATACATAATATTCAGACACCGCATAAGTTTGGATTAACGGGAACGCTTCCAGATGACATCATGACGATATGGAATGTTCTAGGAAAGATCGGACCTATAGTATATGAGAAAAATTCTTATGATATTCGTAAGAAGGGAGCAATCACTGATATCGAGGTAAATGTCATCATCTGTAATCACCAAACAAAACCGGTGTTTTCACGAATAACTAACGAACCAACGGAGAAATATAATCAGGAATTAGATTATATTATGAATCTTTCTTCGCGAAATGAAGTTGTTAAAAAAATAGTTCATAGCCTCTCGGGTAATATACTCGTAATGGTTGATCGTATTGATTACGGCAATACCTTGCTAGATATTCTTAAAAAAGAAGGAAAGAAAGTGTTCTTCATACAAGGTGACACTCCTATAGAAGAGCGTAATAGAATAACAAATCTCATGGAAAATGAGACTGGTATTATCTGTATCGCAATGAGTACCATATTCTCCACAGGTGTATCGGTCAAGAATCTACATTATGCCGTGTTTACATATATAGGAAAATCTACAGTGAAAATAGTACAATCAATCGGACGAACAGTTCGAAAACACGAAACAAAAAATAAGGCTATTATCTTCGATATAGCCGATAATTTACCATATTCCTTCAAACATCTTAAAGAGAGATTAGGAATATATAAAGATCAAAGAATAGAATATAAAACAACAACAATAAAAATATGAACAACAATAATTCAACAGAATGTTTCTATATTACAGGAATGTGCCCAGTATCATCGCTAAATTATTCGGATGATAATTGGACGATCACGACATCTGGTAAAAAATATGAATATGATAATCCTATTTCAGAAGAACCCCCTGAAAAAGAGTTAAGTAAAAGTAAACTTCCACAATCCTTTGATGCACGGGATTGGGTTAATGAATGGCGAGAAACATTAAAAACTGCTCCTACAATATCCTGGGATAATGATACTATGTTGACATGGTTTAGTAATGCATTAATGGCTGGATTTGATGAAGCTCATAGACGAGAACAAGGCAAAGAAAAATATGTTTATATTCTGCGGTCATCACAACATTCTGGAGTTATTGCGACATATTCTGAACTACCTTCGAAAGAGGTGTGTGATAGAGATTATTCTTTATACCTGGGAAAAGATTTGTCATGTATCGGAGGCTCAGATATACCAATCGCAGGTCAAGGATCAGATTGGAACTGTGTTTTAGAAAAATGGAAATTGGATTCTACAAATAGAATACATGAAAATGTGAAGATTGAGTACAAATAATTTATGTGGGACGAAATTGAAGAAGATGGAATAATATTAGATGAGCGTGAGGAACTTGAAATAGTTCTTGATGATATTCCTAAAAAACGTACTCGCCGTAAGAAGAATGAAGGTTCTCCTAACGAAGATTATGTTAATAAAGATGAGATGTGGCAGGAGTTGTACAATTATTACAAATCTTTAGGATCTTCGTATGATTGGGATCTACAAAAGATTAATGATAGACATAGCTTTCCTAAAATATCAGATAGATTAACTACTATTATAAATGATATTGCAACAAAAATGGGATATCGTGCTAATTTTTGTAGGTATTCTTGGTTGGATGAGATGATTGGCGATGCGATATTAAAAATGATCAAAGCTGTTCGAGATTGCTCATTTAAATGTTATACTACAGCAGAAGTTATTGCAGTTGATAATTTCAACAACACTGTGACCTTTTATGATAAAAAGGGACAAGTTCAGAATAAACCATTCGAAGATACTGATACTTATTTCAAGGGAGATGATCATAAGGATTATATAAAGTTCAAAGCCAATCCTTTTGGATATTTTTCACGAATAACGAGTCATTCTTATCTTAATCGAATAAAGAAAGAGAAGGATGCAGAGAAGACCAAGCGGGCGTTTCAAGAAGAAACGTGGGAACGTCTATATTCTAATGAGAATTTTAGAAATGTCCGTAGGCAGAAAATCATTGATTCTGATGAGAATGAGGCTATATTTGATGAATGAGAAAATGGTTAGCAGATGAGATATTCTCTTGGTATTATGGCGATACAAAGCTATGCGAGGAAAGACTGAACGTCTTTACCAGACATCTTCCTTCGTGGTATTTAAGATTCTTAGTGTGGAGTTTACGAGATATTAGGTTTGATCCTAATTACGGATTTTTATATTATTGGTCCAAGAATGTCAAACAAACGTATCCTGAATTGCTCCCTCATGAAATTGTTGGGGTTGAACCGCTGAGTGGCCCAGTAGGTATTGTATTTGCCCTTAAATATTATTATGAATAAGAAAGTTATGGTCCTTGGCGACCTACACTTAGGCGTTTCTAAATCTGATGCAAAGTTTTTTGATACTGCATTGAAATATGCAGAATGGGTTAAAAAACTTTGCAATGAACAAGGTATCACTCAAATAATTCATTTAGGTGATATTTTTCATCATCAGTATGTTCTTTGTGTCGGAACATTAAATGCTGCATATAAATTCTTTGATATTCTTAAAGAATTTGATATTCATATAGTCCTAGGGAATCACGATGTTCCAACTAAGCACTCTGTGGAAAACCATTCTCTTAAACTTTTATCAGAGTGGCCTAATATAACAGTTCATGATAAAGTTACGACTATTGATGATATAACTTTTTGTGGATGGGGGACGAAGCTTGAAGATATTCCTGAGAAGCAAAAGATTATATTTGGACACTTTGATATTAAAGGGTTTGATATGAGCGCAAGTAAAGTAGCAGAACATGGATTTACTGCGAGTGAACTGATGGAACGTTGTGAAATGTTGATGTCGGGGCATTATCACAAACCCCAGAGAAGATTTTATAAAAATAAATTGCTCACTTATGCAGGTTCTTGTTACCAATTGAATTGGGGAGAATCTGGTGAAGAAAAATATGCCTATGTTTTAGACACCGAAACTCTTTCATATGAGGCGATTCCCAATAATATATCCCCAAGATTTGAATATATTAGAAGCGAAAAAGACTACCATAAAATAGCAAATAATTTTGTTGCTATCGAAGTTTCTATGGAGGAACATGCAGAAAAGGTGATGCAGATGTTAGCCAATAATGCATTAGATGTCAAGACTATCAATAGAACGACTAAAGTAATAGAAGTGGGTGATTTGAAAAGTGTCGAAGAATTTAAAGGAGTTAGCATATCAGATATCATACAAGAATATACTGAGTTAATTGAAGATGTTACGGAAGAAGAGAAAATTTACCTTGCAAAGAAAGCCAATCAACTCTATAATGAGTGTATATGAGTGAAGAGAGGGATTTTTCTAAAGTTACACGATATGATTGGGTTACTAGAACTTGGTTCGAAGAAACCTATGAATGTATTGGTGAAGATACTACTGGTAACTATGTCTTATTCAAAGATTATAAAGATCTTCTAGATGCCAAAACGCCTAAGAGACAAGCATCTTTCTCTGAATTAAAAGATCTAATTAAAAAAGAGATTTTTGAAAAGAAAGATAGTATAAATTATGGGGTAGCTGTTCATAGATATGATGAAGCAAGGCAGTTACAAAAAGCACTTTATAAAATTGAACAATTAACAGATGGAACTATATGAGTCTAGAAGGAAGTATACCAAAAATATATAGATGGTTTCCTATAAATCTTGAAAAATTTAGAGGATTGCCGATCAACACACATCCAGGTGCATTTGGTGTTGCACGTAAATATAACTTTCATGAAGGGGTTGATCTTTATGGGAATCCGGGCGATTGGGTATTTGCGATTAGAGATGGCGAAGTAATTTCGAATGCACGGTTTACGGGCGCATCAGAAGGTCATCCTTGGTGGCTAGAAACCGATGCATTACTCATACGCGATGATGAAGGTTACTATGTGTATGGAGAGCTTAAATCTGATTTAAAAGCCGGAGATAAAGTCACATATGGTCAGAAAATAGGAGAGCTTACACCTGTATTGACCCCTAATAAATTCCGTCCAGATATTCCGGGACACGGCGTTACCATGCTTCATTTAGAACGATGGGACAATTCTTACGATCCTAATACCGGTTGGTCCGCATGGCAAACCCGTGAATCCCGTCCTAGTTATTTAAAAGACCCCACTGCTGAACTTGTTCGTATTTTAAACCATCGAAAAGTTCCGATCAAATTTTTAACAATGTAATCTATGAACACAGAACAAATTCCCGTTTTTCAGCCCCCGGAAACCAAAATACCAATCGAGTACAGATGGTGGAGTTGGAATGAGACTAATACTAAATGGTGCCAGAGTTGTTGGAAGGCTGATAATATACTTGATGCTATTAAAAAGTTTTATACTCCTAATGCATGTGAGATATCGCATTATCATTCTAAATTGATAAAGTATGATGGTGAAACATATGAAGATATTCTAACCATTCCGAAAAATGACTTAAAAAGTTATACAGAATACCGATTGACGGAGGAATTGACGAGACGAAAAAATATCAGAGATGCGGAAGAATTGAAGAAATTTACTAAAACATGTGATAAATGTAAGACACATAATCATCTATCTGAATGGTTTAAATTAAGAACATATACTTTCACAGATGATGTATATACTCAGAACTATACTATAAACGATGATTTTGCTGTAGTATGTCCGAGTTGCTCCCTTCACCATTGGGCTAAAAAAGAGTATAAATATGACTCCCCTTCTGAAGAAACCCAAAGAGATTTAGATTTATATAAATTCTGTAAGGATTTTGAAAGGTTTGGTAAATTTAAGCAAGAATATCACAGGCATGATAAGAATGGGTGGGAATTTAAATATACTATTAAAAATGACACGGGTAAAGAAATCCAAGTAAAAGATCCTTTTAAAAAATGAAAATATTAATAACAAGTGGCGGAACAGATGTTCCCATAGACAGTGTGAGAAAAATCACCAATATGTCAACTGGACGTTTTGGTTCAGAAATTGCTGAAGAGTTTGATAAGTTGGACCATGATGTGATTTTTTGGCACAGTAAGGGAAGTTCTATTCCACAAGGATTGCAGACGGCGGTATACAATGGTCGCATTGATTCTAGTATAATGGCGTACAGAGATTATTATGCATACTTAGATATCATCGGAATCGCTGGAATGACCGCACCTGATATCATTATCAGTGCGGCGGCTGTTTCAGATTATATTCTCGATAAAACCGAAGGAAAGATTTCAAGTTCAGAAGATGAGTTGGTTATTCGTCTTAAAAAAGCCAAGAAGGTTCTACCAGAATTTAGGAAAGTATCGCCAAAGTCCATGGTGGTAGGTTTCAAGTTGTTGGTAAGCCCGACCTATCAAGAAGTATATAACGCCGTTCAGAAGGTTTTAAATAATGGTTCGGATTATGTTGTTTATAATGATCTGACAGAAATTCGTAATGGAAATTCATCTCGTCTCGTATTTAATAAAAATATGAACTTTCGAGAAGTTAAAGATGCAAAAGAACTAGTAGATTATATTATAAATGAGTACACAAATTCAGAAAATAGCAATGGGTTGTAAACCCGATCCATATAAATTCACAATTTTAGAGAGATATGTGATAAACACACATACTATAATTTTAGCTCGATATGATGGATGTCTATCTTTTGGAGGTAATAAGCTTATGTTGTGTAGGGGTATTATTCCGTCTGATATTGAAACCCTTGATCCGCATTTTATAGAGGGACACCATGTTATAGCACGTTTTGAACCCACGCCAGGAGGAATGAGATTAGCGCGAATTTGTGCAGCTTGTTTATTATCATGAATATATTACATGGCCTGACAGGTAGTGTGGCATCTACCATCGTATGTAAATTCCAAAAGCACTATGAAGAGGATTCTGTTAAATTTGTATTAACAGAATCCTCTAAAAAGTTCAACCCGCCATATTATATGGTATCGTCCTTTGATCTAAAATTAGAAGGACAATTAAGATATGGACAGTTTGATGACGATGATGAATGGGTTATGTATGAAAAAGGGAGTAAGGTTCTTCATATTGAACTAGTAAAATGGGCAGATGTTTTTGTTATCGCACCATGTTCGGCAAACACTATTGCAAAGATTGCTAATGGTGTTTGTGATAATTTACTGACATGTGTTGCCCGTGCATGGGATTTCGAAAAGAAATTCATTATTGCACCTTCGATGAATGTGAAAATGTGGGAGCATCCGATAACTAAGGAACATATAGATAAGATAAAATCTTGGGGAATAACCGTTGTTGATCCTATTGAAAAGAAATTATTTTGTGGCGATTATGGAATGGGTGCAATGGCGAATATAGAAGATATTGTTAAACAGATTAAAAATGAGGAATAAACAATTACTACAGGAATGGGTAGAAAAATCAGCATCAGCAGATTATAAAAATGCACAAAGATTGCGATTAACTACTAAAAATAGATGGGAAGAAGGAATAGATCACCATCCTATATCGGAAAGACTTATGAAATTTCTATGTGATCATGATTTTATAGATTATGATGATTATTTTTGTTGGAAGATAGGCGGTGATGGTGATAATGGCGAAACCTTAATGTATCAGATGGATGCATTTTTTGAATTGTTAGAGTATGAAAAAGCTATCAACACAGCAAGGTCATAAAGGTGGACAAGACTACCGTCCAAACTATTACTGTCCAACATGTCATGCATATAATAGGATTCCCCATGAAAAGGGGTGTGTGGATGTGAAAGTGAGTATATGTGGAACCGCTCGACTCCCCTCTAAAAATGCAGATAAAAAAGTATGGCAAGATTTCTATGAGAAGTTTGTATTAAAAAACGATATAAAATATATACAGACCTTGAAAAAATCAAAAAAATCTAAATCATATAGGGAATCTAGTAGGTACGAGATTCTTCAAGAAGATGAAAGATACTTGAAAATGTCTTTGGACGAATTACTTAAAAGAGAAAAATTCTTGAAAATGACTAAGCAAACTGATAAATTAAAGAAATGTCAGAAATTCTTAACCGCTTTAAAGAGAAAACAGCATTAGCAATAATAACCTGCAACAGAGAACATGTATTTAAAAAATGTATCGACAGCATTGACCGTAATGCTGTCGGACAGATTTATGTCATTAATGCTGGGGATAGATATAAGGAATATCCTAAGGATGTAATAGTCATTCAGCCTAAAAGAAATCCATCGCCAGTCGGAATTAATAAAAACATAGCCCTTCGTGAAATGAAGAATGCGGGTTATGAATTTTTATTTTTGATGGAGGACGATGTAAAGATTAAAGATAATAAAGCCTTTGAAGTATATATCGAAACTGCAATGGATTCTGGTATATGGGGAGGACAACTGGCATTTGGATTACATGGGGGATTTGCTGCGGGTAATATAAACGAAGATGGAACACCTAAGAAAAAGCTTACGGCCCAATATACTAAACATAAGGTAGATTTTTATAAACACGGTCCACATGCATTTGCAATATATCATGCAAATGTGTTGGCACATATTGGATATTTCGATGAACGATATATCAATTCTGCTGAACATTTGGATCAATATCTTATGACATATTATAAGAATCTTGGTATGCCGTTTTGGTGGTTCCCGGATGTTTATGATTCATTCAATTATCTAGAAGATGTCGATGAAAATTTGAATGAAAGTGTTATCCGTAAACAGGAAGACTTCCCGAAGAATTTCTCGTATAGTTGGGGACTATTCAAAGAAAAGCATAGATTCTTCCCACACGAAGTTCCTTCATCCAGTCCTGAAGAGGCACATGAACGGATGGAATTCTTAGAAAAGAACTATTCGCAAAAACATTTACTAAATTCATAGTTGCATATTACTCTTAGCTGCTTATATTAAGTGTATGAGTTTTATTGATAATATCAAAGAATTAGAATTCGAGGTTGATACGTCCCTCTTAGCAGAGGACTATATTAAACAGTTTGTTCCCCAAAAGGATATGGGGTCGTATATAGATTATTGCTATGTTATAAAATATAATAGACTTCCATCAAGAGCAAGTATGGACTATAAGGTTTCGGATTTCATAAACATCCTGAAAGTCCTTAAAGATAAAGGATTTAAACTATTAAGTATTAATTCCTCTTTTATGAGAAATATATCCCATGGATATGTATTTTCTCATTCATCAGGAACGTTTGTAGAAATAGGTAATTTTGGAAATATACCGACTGCAATTTCAGCAGATGATGGATCGCTCACATCCGTTCCAAAGGTAAAAGCAAGTACTCTTGTAGTATATTATGATATTGCTAAATCGTATGATTTAATAGATACTCTTAAAGATAATTTTTCGTATGTAGAAGAATTGGATTCTAAGGGTAAAATTCTTCTTTTTGAAAAGAATGAATATAATGAAATGGTATTGACACCGTACCCTATTAAGGGATACGACTTAGATATTAATGATAATTATAACGATGATTTTGCGCAAGTACATGAGCGTCTCCAAAACTGGATTCCTGATTTTAAATCACAGAACAATAAATTAGTATTGTTTAATGGGCAACCAGGAACAGGAAAGACTAATTATCTTAAGTATCTCTTAAACAATACCCCTGATGTAAAGAAGATTTATATTCCCCCATATTTTGTTCAGTCTATTTCAGATCCTGCATTCTTTCCCATTATTCGTAGAGAAAAAGAATCCCTTCTTATCATTGAGGATGCAGAAAAGATTCTAGTTAATCGTGAAGATCAAGCAGATAACAGCACCATTTCAATACTCTTGAATCTCTGTGATGGTATCATGGCCGATGTTCTCAATTTCAAGATTATTGCAACGTTTAATACTGATGAAAGTAAGATTGATGAAGCATTGAAACGCAAAGGTAGAATGTTTATGCATTATAAGTTTGACAAACTTGTGAACCATAAGGCTGCAAATCTTTATAAAAAGGTACATGGTATCGAACTTGATAGTGATGACGATATGACTCTTGCTGACATTTATAATGATGAAAATCAATTCGGTAAGAAAAAGGCAGAGAGAAAGATAGGATTTGGGGTATGAAAAATCGAATATCTAAGTTCAGAGGGTGGGATATATCCCAAAAAGAGTGGATAAATCCTGCGAGGATAGAGATATATTCTTCCGATGGCATCCTTCAGGATTTATACGATCCCGAAGGAACAGATGTAATAATACAACAATTTACAGGGCTTACTGATTTGACTAATAAGGAAATTTTTGAGGGAGATATATGTAATCTCTACATATATAGTCGGCGTATAAGCGGTGTTCGACCTGTAATAGAATTGGGTGATATTAGGTTTCATAAACACGGATTTTGTTTTTTCAGCAAAGAAACCGATGGTGAATATATTGGTTCCCTTATTAGTGGTGTTCGTGACGGTTTTGAAATAGTGGGTAATATCCTAGAAAATCCAGAATTATTAAAGAAATGATTGGAGTTGGTATAGTAACATATAATCGTCCAGAGCGATTTAAGGAGGCGTTTGATGCAATTCAGAACCCCCTCATAGATAGATATTATCATGTCAAGGATGGTGGAAGCCCAAAATATAATAATTATAAAGATTTGCACCAACTACCTGAAAATAAAGGAGTCGGAGTTTGTAAAAATATAATTATAGACAATCTTATAAACCAAGGATGTGAACATATTTTTGTGTTAGAAGATGATTGCCTTATAACTAATGAGGGGGTTTGGCGGTATTGTATAGATTTTTCCAAACACACAGGTTTATTACATTTTAATTGGAATAATTATCGAGAAGAAGATAAAAACCATGTAAAAGTGATGTTTCCCGAGTTTGAGGCATTGATTTCATATAATGTAGAAGCTAACTTCTCATATTTTCACCGAGATTTTCTAAAAGAGATTCGATTTGATGAAACCTATGTTAATGCATGGGAGCATGTTGATTTAGAATACCAAGGTGTTTTAAAGGGGTTTTCTCCCGCCTTTCGTATGTTCGTATCCCCGTTTCATTTAAGTCAGTTTATGAGGGTTAACGATGCTGGTAAATCGTCTATCGTAGGGTATCCTCTGCATAAAGAACGCATAGTAGAGGGATATAACTATTGGCTGACTAAATGGGGAAATCGAGTCACTGATATAGGACCGATTCCAATAGATAAATTTAAAGGCAAGATGCAAGAGATTACAAAAAAATATGCAAAACGAAATAACCCCTATTGATATAAAAATGATCATTAAAAATACTGTCAGGAATAATGGTATGATCGTTTCGTGGAACGATATGTCCCATCCTGTTTGTCTATATCTTGATCATAATTTTAAAATGACAGTAGGAGAGGCGGAGTGCTTCCTTTGGAAAGTCAGGGACCAATCAATTCCCACACAATATCATCTATTAGAATGCGACCATGTATCTGAATTTATAGATAATTTAGATGTTATAGTTAAACGTAAATTATCAGAGGGGTATACTACATTTAAATATTATTCATATGCTGATAATATGATCAGGGGATGTTTTTTTAAAGAACCTGAAATTCCAAAACAAATTATACAAGATATTAAAGCGTTCTACTAATATAGAAAATATGCAAAACGATAACACTCGTATCGAACTTGTTACAAATACCTTCGGAAAATATCATCGCCAAGATATTGCTGTGGATTCTTGGCGTCATTTAAAGAAGTTATTTCCTGGTAATATTAATTTAAACAACTTCCAATTTGAGGATGAACGCAATACCTTTGTAGATCACTATGATGATGTGGATACATCGTTTAGATTAAAGAATTCTAGTAAATCTTTGGTGAAGGGTTCCACTAAAAAGTTGCCACTAGTATCAGAAATAATATTTTCTGGTTTTAAATACGATCCTGATTATGTGTTATTTACAAATAGCGATGTTATTTTAATGCCACATCTTATTGAATATATTTTAAAGGAACAACCCGATTGTATGGCAATATCTCGAATGGATATTGAACATATTGAATCGTTTGATAATATTTTACGTCAAGATGTTAAACCTGTGAGATATGAGATTGGCGGTTATGACGTTTTCGTTATGAAGAGGGGGTGGTTCCAACTTAATAAAAAATATTTCTGGAGTAACTTCTTGTTAGGTGCCCCTGCATTTGATCCTGTTTTTGCTGGACTGATGGTGATGTTTGGAGATAAGTTTGAAATGGGTAATGGGTTCCCACCATACGCTTTCCATATCTGGCACGGAACCGCATCAGTCGATACTCCTTCCCCTGAACGAGACTATAATTACAAGGTCTTTAATAAAAATCCTCTATTTAAGATAGCGAATAATATAATATTTCATAATATCCAGTATAATTTATGTAAGAGAAAACCGTGGGGTAGATTCCTTATTCCCGATGAACAGGAACAGAACAGACAGAAGAAGTTCTTTAATGAGATGAATCTAAAGGACATGAATCAAATAAGATATATCACTGACTGATCACAATTCATTGAAAGAATATTTGGATTCTTTAATGGATTGGTGGTATCGTGATACTTTAGATTTGTATTGATTGTGTTTTCTTGTAAAACCTATAGACCTATTGTGTTGATATATGTAGTCGTATAATGCCGTGACATGACCATTTTTATTTATTTCTATAACGGATGAATGACTATTATCTCTGTCTTTATTTTTATGTGTTCGATTAAATATTCTATATGATATTTTCAAAGAACCGAATAATTTTTCCACAGAAGACCAATCTTGATTTATATTAGAGCTTATTGAGAATTTACTTTTTCCACAGTGCGCATCTCCGTCGAAGTATCCTCTCCAAAACATATAATGCAAATTTTCTGGTATATGGTTTAATATTTTTGATTGAGGCGCAGTAGATTTAATATGGTAATCATTTTCTTTTAAGAAGTTAATAATATCTATATTAGAGGTTCTTATAGTTAAGAGCTGTTTTCGACTACGAGCAGTCATAGGTGTTTTAGTCACAGACCAATCGCCAATACTCATAAAAACTGGAACAACTTCTTTAAGATCGTCCTCCGCCACTGATACAGATACTGTCCACCTATTTATAGTACCGTCGGCATATATCAGCCCTAGTATATATGCAACATTTTCATTTACATTTTTTATGTTTTCTATAGGAACTTTTATACCACCTCTCCCATTCATCATGGTATCTCTTGCCCTCTTTGCCTTTATGATGGGGCTTATAGACAATCCGAGATTTGCAGCATACCATGACACTAATTTTTGTGATATACCTAGAGCATCGGCACAGGGTCTAATTCCTAGCGATATATAATTATTTTTTAAAAATTCTCTAATTTCGTTTCTTCTTATTTTTGTATTTCTTTTTCGTATATTAGGTTCACTATTTATGTGCATAGCACTACTTATCATTTTTTCGAAGATTCAAGAAGATTTCTTTAGAGAAATGAATATATGTGAGTTAAATAAGATTCAATATGTCGAATAATACAGAAGAATTATCCACAATCGATTTATCGTTGGTCGAGTATTTTCTTAAAAAATTTACTTTAAATTGTAAAAAGGGATTTTCAAGAGAAATATTAGAAAAAGATATTAAACAATTACAGATGATTATAGATTCATTTATAATATATAATTTAATTCGAAATGGACAGATACAGGAGTTAAATGATCAAAATTCGGATGAAATATTGAAATATTTCGGTGATTGATTGACATGAAGAGATTAGGAATAATTCAACCAGGAAAGATAGGAGACATAATCATATGTCTCCCCATTGCTAAATGGTATTATGATCGTGGTTATGAAATTATATGGCCCGTTGATCGGAATATTATAGATAATTTTGTCGATTATATAGAATATGTTACATTCATACCCATCGATTTCGACTGTAGAGTGGCTAATCAAGTATGCTTTAATAACATGTGTAATAAAATACTTGATTTATCATTTACCATACCCGGAGCCAGCACATACAATTCTGATAATTATTTAAAACAGGACATCTATTCATTTGACGAATATAAATATTTTCTTGCAGATGTTCCTTTTGAGGAAAAATGGAATCTAAATCTTAAAAGGAATATGGATAAAGAACTTTCATTGCAAAAAAAGTTGAATATTCGAGAGCAGTATGTGATCATTCAGGAAAATTCTTCAGATTACGTTAGAAAAGTACAGTGGGAAAATGATCAGTTCAGAAGAATCGATTTCTCTATTCTGTCTACTAGTGTTTTTGATTGGCTTTCGGTATTAGAGAAAGCCTCCCAGCATATCTTAATTGAAAGCTGTCTAGTTAATTTGGTTGACCAATTGAATATTACAGTCGATAAACATACTCTGTTGCTAAAACATGGGTATTACGGAAGACCATTAGTTGATGAAAGACTTAGAGGTATACCAGTTTTTAGAAAAGAGTGGGTAAGAATATGAAAAAAATAGCATTTACGATTGTTCTGAATGGTATGCCGTTTATTCCGCTACAAGGGGATATAATACCCGAGATATTTGATGAATGGCATATTATTGAAGGTGTAGTTCTCCCTATAAAAGATACTAAATGGTGTAAATTAGTAGATCCGAAATTCTTTGTTAATCAGGATGGTGATTATTTTGGCTGTTCTATTGACGGAACGTCGGGTGTAATAGATAATCTAAAAGCTAGATATCCAGAAAAAATATTTGTTCATAGAAAGAAGACTTTTTGGAATGGAAAATTGGACATGTGCCAATGTATAGAGGATAGATTGCAAGATGCTATTCTGATGCAGATAGATGTTGATGAGATATGGAATAAAGATAAACTTCGTGAGGTTCTTGAATTTGCTGAAAATAATGAAGGATTTGACGGTATGATTTTTAAATGTAACTTTTATGTTGGGCCTAAACTTGTTATATTTGATGAAGATACCCATCCGAATAAAACTGATACATGGACGAGGTTGTGGGTAATCAGAGATAGATCAAAATGGGTATCACATGAACCCCCCGTTCTGGAAAATTTAAAAACAGATAGTTTTTTGAATAAAGAATTCACATCACAAAAAGGTTGGATCTTTGACCATTTTGCATATTTATTTGAATCTCAATTAGAGTTTAAAGAGAATTTTTATGGATACGAAGGTGCTAAACGATCATGGCAAATAATGCAAAAATGTCCAGATAAAAAGTTCAGGCTGAATAGATTTTTTACTTGGGTTGATAATTATGATATGGTAAGTAGGATTAAATGAGTGAAAATTTTATATATACTGGATTTGTAAAGGATGTTGATCCTGGAAAATATGCAAATCTAAATGCCGAAGATTTTTTCTCTATATGGATCGCGAATACACAGAGATTTGCACCTAATACACAAATTCGTATATTAGGTCCAGATGTTCCAAATAATATAGCCAAGTATGATAATGTAAAGAGTATCGCAGAATATCCTAATCTAGGACATGTGCATGATTATTTAGACGGGAAAAGAGATGGAATATGGTGTGGTTGGACAGCAGGAATCGTTCTAGGAATGGTAGATGCATATGTCAATGGAAAGGATTTCATATATAAAGAACAGGATTGTTTAGCATTTGGTGATTTTGTGAGCCGTATGAAGAAAGAAAATGATAATTATGATATTACATACGGCTCATGTAGACTTATGGGACCGGCACAATCGTTGTTCATTGTCAGAAATTATATTATTCCTGTTGTTATTGGATGTTTAGCACAATATAAAGATAAAGATATGTTACCAGAATACAAATTTAAAAATTTACAAGTTCGTCAAAATCGATTATCATTTGGATATGACCGAGATCGCCCATTCAATATGAAGGATGAAGTCTTTTACATTCAACAACTATCAGATAATGATATGAATATACTGATTAATAACAATTTAATATAATGCACGGCCATCTAGAAATAACAACTCGTATAGGATGCAGATTGGCATGTGCCTTCTGTCCACAGAAAACTTTGAATACTGCTTATGAGGATAAAAAACATGTTTCAATGACATTATCCGATTTCGAGAAGATAATAGAAACTGTCCCTACGTCCATTGATATACATTTTTCAGGTTTTGCCGAGCCTTTCCTCAATAAGGAGGCTCCTTTTATGTTAAAATATGCTGTCGAAAAAGGACATAAAGTTCATGTATATAGTACTTTAATAGGATTAATGCCTGAGGGGGCGGAGATATTAAAAAGTTATAAACCAGCATTTTTCAGAATACATGTAGCGGATCAAAAGGCTATGAAGGTTCAAGATGATAAATGGATAGAAGCGCATGAGTTATTCTTAACTACTAGAATAGTCGGCTCGTATATGGCAATGGGTAATGTGACTGATCAGATAGATAAATATCTACGTTCTAAACATATTTCATACGAGATTCCTACTATGTTAAGTAGGGGAGGAAATTTAGATATAGGGGTGCATTACTTGGAAGGTAATATCGCATGTGGAATGAATAGGTGGCATCAAAATGTCGTTCTTCCGAACGGGGATGTTTACATATGTTGTATGGATTATGGTTTAACTATGCCTAGTGGAAATTTACTAAAAGACCCCTATACTGTTATATGGGATAAAGCAGAAAAATATAAAAATAATATAAACCCTCCTAAAGATTCTATTTGTCGGAGGTGCGAGTGGGCTGTAAGAATATAAAAATATGAGACGAGTACAATTTGGTTGTGGTGGTAATAGAATTCCCGGATGGGAAAATTATGATTGGGAAGTAGATATAACAAAGCCTCTACCCTTTGTTAACAATTCTGTAGATCAAATTCTTGCAGAACATGTTGTAGAACATGTTTCTATTCATGATGCATGGAATTTCTTCGAAGAGTGTTACCGAATTCTCAATAAAAATGGAATTTTGCGAATAGCTGTTCCGTGCGTGAGTCGCATTTTCACATTAGCTGATCAAGATTATTTCGACTTTATAGCTAAACATGGGTGGGGTTCGGCGACTAGAAAAGACGCTGTGAAATCTATAATTTTTAATCATGGGCATTTAACTATTTGGGAAAAAGACTCTCTATCAGCTATTTTACAATGTATGGGGTTTGCTATACTGACCGATCCCCCAGAGGCATGTACTAATATATTAAATCATCACCATGTTATTGGCGAGAAAATAAATAATATAGAAACAATTTTCGTGGATTGTGTAAAATTATGAGAACTGCTTTTTGTTTTTCAGGAGAACTTCGTAGTTTAGATAAAACTTTCCCTTCCATAGATAAAAACATAGTGTCTAAATTTTCAAATGTAGATTTTTTTGTATATACATGGGCCGATGATCCTGATCTTCATAAGATGTCAATTTTCGAAAAAGACAAAAGAACTAAACATATTCTTACTGAGGATCGCATAACGTACGATGAAAAAATGTATAATGCTAGAAAAAGACCCGAAGTTTTTATACAAGGTATGCTTCGGCAGTTACATTGTTTGAAAAGGTGCAATGACATTAAAAAAGAATACGAGAATAATAATAATTTTAAGTATGATTGCGTAGTTAGAATTCGTCCAGATATATTACCCATAAACAGTTCCTCTCTGGAAAATAGTGTCGAGGAATGGGATATGAAAAATTATATGTATACCAGCGACCATGATGATTGGTTTGGTTACAATGACAGACTCTATTTTTCAAATTCTTCAAATATGGATTATATATGTTCGCGTATAGAATATATAGATGATTATTTTAACTACGGAGGATTGATGCATTATGAGACATATCTAAAACATTGTATCGAACAATTGAATATAAAAGTATGTAGAAGTCGTTTGGAATTTGTATTATTACGAAATGATGGAACGTATGCATCAGAACTGACAATGGGTTATAATATCGAAAACCGTTAATAAAAATATGTATCCTAAAAATTACGAAAAAGAACTGTATAGTGATTATTATGATCAATGTCCTTACACATCCTCGAAGAAATATAGACATATAAACTCTTCGTTTGAATCTGAAAATAACGATACTAAATATGAAAATGAACAAACAAAAGACGGCATTGGTGTTGGGGGCTGGCGGCTTCATCGGAAATCATCTAGTAAATAGGCTTAAAGATGAAGGATATTGGGTTCGTGGAGTAGATTTGAAATATCCTGAATATCAAGAAAAATCAAGAGCAGATGATTTTAAAATAGCCGATCTATCAAAAGATCAATATAAATATACATATCATATCGGTGCTTATAATTGGGTAGAAGATCAAGTATCTCCAATACATGAATATATACCATTTGATGAAGTATATCAATTAGCGGCAGACATGGGAGGAGCTGGCTACATATTTTCTGGTAACAATGATGCAAATGTGATGACAAATTCCGCAAAAATCAATCTTAATTGTTGCAAAATAGTCTTAGATTTAATAGAGCAACATAAAAAAGGTATAGTTAGAAGTGTAGACACTCCAAACACCAAAGTCTTCTATTCATCTTCCGCATGTATGTATCCCGCACATAACCAAGAAGACCCTGATAATCCTAATTGTAGCGAGGATTCGGCGTACCCGGCAGCGCCCGATAGCGAGTATGGGTGGGAGAAGCTTTTCAGTGAGAGATTGTACCTTGCATATCATCGTAACTACGGTTTAGATGTTCGTATTGCACGTTTCCATAATATCTTCGGGCCTTTAGGAACTTGGACAGGTGGAAAAGAGAAGGCACCAGCAGCAATATGTCGAAAGGTTCTCGAATCTAATGGTGAAATCGAGATTTGGGGAGATGGTGAACAGACAAGAAGCTTTTTATATATTGATGAATGCATTGAAGGTATTCGTAGATTGATGGAGTCTGATTTTACCGGTCCTGTTAATATCGGATCATCAGAAATGGTCACTATAAATGAGTTGGTAGATTTGGCATGTTCTTTTGAAAAGAAGAAACTAACTAAAAAACACATTCCTGGACCTCTAGGAGTTCGTGGAAGAAATTCAGACAATACTCTAATTGAGGAAAAACTTGGTTGGTCCCCTGATTATCCTCTTATATATGGATTAGAGAAAACTTATTTCTGGATTAAGAAGCAATTAGAAAGTAAATAATTGTCTATGATGACCACAGGTAAAGTATTCGGTAACAGTAACATTGCAAATCGCCCAGAATTCGGCGGGATAGATCCGAGGATTGAAGTTCAACAAGAAGCGGTTGCACAAAATCTTGCAGATGAACAATTGAGACTAGAACAAAATAAATCAAAACTTCTTCAGGATGCTATTACGAAGTTTCTTGCAAAAGAAATTACTAGAGCAGAACTAGAAGTAGTTCAAGAATCGTTGAAATAGTATTCAGTATGATGTAAAGTATTCTAATGCATCATCGGAATGTCGAATTTCAAAAAATAAGAATACAAAATTTTCTATCATATGGGAACACTCCCATAGAAGTAGAGTTCAAAAATGGTATCACGTTCGTAACGGGATACAATAAGGATGAAGATGATACAAATGGAGTGGGTAAGACCTCTCTAATAGTTGATTCTTTATCCTTTTTGATTTTTGGGGAGACCTATAGAAAGATAAATCTAAATCTAATCCCAAATAAAAGAACTAGAGGAACTTGTTTCGTTGAAGGATGGTTGAAGGTTAACGGCGTTCAATATCATATAACCCGTTCTATCGGGCCTAGTCGTCTTATATTAGAGATAGATGGGGAATGGGAGAAATATACCAAATCTATTGCCGAAACAACCAAGGATATTATTGCTGCATTGGGAATATCAAAGACAGTGTTCACTAATACGGTTGTAATGACTAATAAAGATTCTCTATCATTCTTGAATCAGGGGAAAGACCCTAAAGTTAAGTTCATTGAAGGTATATTAGGCTTGGAGGCATTTGCAGAATTTTTTAAAAAGGCGAAGGATGAATATAAAACCGTTGCAGATGAACGCGGGAAGGTGGAATTTCAAGTTAATCAATTGGTAAAAACCTTGGAATCTGATAAACAGTATCTCAATCAGGCAGAAGAGAAGAATAAAAAAGATATTCAGCAATTAGAACAGAAGATTCAAGATTGTCGAGATATCCAACCTATTGATAATTCAGCCAAGATTGATGAACTCAATAATCAGAAAGAAGAGTTGTTGACCGCCATACAAGCTAAGGATGGAAAAATAGGCATTGCACAATCCAAGAGATATGAGCTTAAATTCGCATTAGATGAATTCCAGAAAAAGCTCAACGATTTTGATAATATAAAATTAGAGTGCCCAACTTGCAAACGTCCATTTGACGAACATAATCCGAAAGTATTAGATGAAGAGAAACAAACGCTGAAGAAGACTATTACAGAAAAACGTGATTTCATAAATAAACTCGATAAAGGTATAGAATTTGTTAAAAAGGAGAAAGATCTTCTACAGAAGACGTATTCTGATATAGTAAATTCTATCAACACTTTGACTAAAGAACAATTAAAATTCTCCGAAAGTCAGCGAGAGATTGATAAATTAAATGGTCAATTAGATTCGGTCAAAGATTTCCAGAATCCGTTCATGAATAAAGTGGTCGAGACATCTGAACAATTAACAAATAAACAGACCGAACTGTTGAAGTGGAATAAGGATGTTCGCCTTGCTGATATAGTGAAACAGATGGCATCTCCTACTGGTATAAAATCACTTATGGTTAAGAAGGTTATAGAATCCTTCAACGAAAGAATCAACCAATATATGGTTCGACTAGGTTCCCCTTATCGAGTTCACTTTGATGAATATTTTGAAGAAACTATTACGCATAAAGACGGAGAAGCCTTTTCCTATGGTTCTTTGAGTGGTGGTGAAGCTAAACGAGTCGATTTCTCTATGTTATTCGCATTTAGAGATATTCGTAGACTTCAGAGTAATATATCAGTTAATTTGACGGTGATGGACGAATTGTTCGACTCCGCATTATCTGAAAAAGGAATGTTCAATATTATAGAATTGTTGAAAGAATCTTCTGATGAGTGTTATTTTATTGTAACACACAGGAAGGAAAATGTTGATGAATCGGGATGCGATGTTATACATCTTATCAAAGAAAACGGAATAACAAGAATAGAAGATAAGAATAATTCTTGATAGTGATAAAAGGCATGTTTAAATAAAATTAAACATGCCTACTATTGTTAAAGAACCTCTTAAACAAGTACCTAATTTAACTCCGTTAGTTAGGAACCCTTCTCAGAATTCGCAAGAACTTTCTAATTTAAAAAGCCCTTTCCGAGGATATGGGCCTAAGATGTTTGGAGAACTTAATGTAAAACTTCAAGATAGGTCTGAGATAAAACTTCCGACTCCGGGAGAAGGATTACCAAGGGTTATACATTACTGTGCAGATCAATCAGGTTGTGCATTTTGGCGGCTTCTTTGGCCTTCTGAAGAGCTTCTTGCACATAACAAGGCTGTCGTAATGACCTTGTATCAAATGGTCACTATAGGGCAGTTCTATGGCGGTATTGATGCTGTAAGATTACAGAGACAATGTACAGAACCACAGATCGAATTCATCAAATTCCTTCGCAAGGTTTCTGATGATCTAAAATCTCAAACTGGTAAAGGTTTTAGAATTATATGGGAATGCGATGATATTGTATGTCCTGCCGCTGATATACCTGATTATAATGTATGTAAATCTGCATTTACCGACGACTCTATTCTTAGAAATGTTACTGAGGCGATGAAATATGTTGATGAGATGACAGTACCATCAGAACATATGCGCCAACATTATAAGAAGCATCTAAATTTCGATAAAATTTCTGTTATTCCAAACTATGCTCCTAAAAACTGGATAGATCGTGGCTATGATAAGGAACGAGTCCTCGAAACGTACCGTAAACATAAAGCTAAACCTCGTATCTTATATGCAGGAAGTGGAACTCACTTCGATGTTGCCAATAAAGTTAATCAGCAAGATGATTTTGGCGGAGTCGTCGATGCAATTGCCCGCGATATTATGGTTGATAAAAAGTATGAATGGGTATTTCTTGGTGCAATCCCGTTAAAACTTAAACAATTTGTAGGAAAAGGAATAGAATTTCATAACTGGTGTCCGATTACGGAATATCCTGAGATGATTAAGAAATTGAAGGTCAATGCAAGTATTGCACCCCTTCAAAATAATGCATTTTCTCGTTCCAAAGCAAATATCAAGCTTACTGAAGCAGGTATGCAAGGCATTCCGTGTGTTGCACAGAATATAGATTGTTATAATTTTGATGGATGGAAATATCTTTTCGATACCAGTGATCAGATGTTTAATATTTTAGATGACATTCTATCATCAGAATTAAAATACGAAGAAGCTAGTGACTTTGCAAAGAAATATTCTGATGGTTATCTTCTTCAAGATCACTTAGATGAATATGTATTGCTCTACACAACTCCTTATGGAGATGATAAACGTAAAGAATGTCAGTCATTCTTGAAGAATAATCCTCAACAATTCAGATAAAATAAAAAACCCGCTAATTTCTTAGCGGGTTTTTTATTAGTCGTTTATCTTTATGCGGTAGCTTCTTTTAGACCTTTATAATAGAGTTTTTCAACTTCTCCTACGTCTTGAATCTTATTAAAGAGTTCTTCAGCAGCTTTAATAAACTCTTCTTTCTTCTGTTTTTCCAGCTTTGCCAGTTCTTGTTTCTTTGCTTCAAGAGCCTTTGTCATTTCTGCAAATTGCTTCAGAAGGTTGCGAAGTTTTTCTTTCGTATCCTTCAATACCACATCCCGCTCCTCGCTGAAAAGTTCCGAGATGACACTTCCTAATTGATCTTTTGGAACCTTATTAGGTATCTTTAGGTTTTCTTTACCACCTACCACAGCCACTAAACGGTCCAGTGCTTGTGTGAATTTCTTTTCGACTTTTCCAGTCTGTTCCTGTTCGTTGGGTACTTCTTCTGTATTTTGGTTACTCATAGTATTTTATAATGTTTACAAATTCGGTTAGAATTTGATCGACTCAATATCACCTAGATCTAGAGGAATGTCAAGAGGCTGTGCGATAATCTTCGCATTTTTTTCTTTAAGAATAGTACGCAGTCTTTCGTTTTCTATATATTCTGCATCTATCTCCGATTTTAAATCTTCTATCTCCGATTTTAAATCTTCTATCTCTCCTCTTAAATAACGCATTTCTCTTTCAAGAGTGTTATACGCCATTTCATACCCTTCTATCTTTTTATTACGTTCGTTTTGAAGTTCTTTCTTATGTTGTTTTTCTAAGGCATTTACCACATTTTTTAATTTTTCAGTATGGTCGTTATCAATATCATTTAGTATTTGTTTGAGACGTAGGTCTACGTGTTTAAAAAGTCTAGTTCCTACATCATCTATTGCAACATGATCCCATGCACTTAATATATGCATTTCATCAAAAATATTCTTAAATTCTTCCTGGGTTATCATATTTTAAATTTTATATTTTCTATACTTCTAAGATTAAAAGTATCTTCTGTCGGATATTCGCCCAGATATTCTTTCAACATTAATTCGCCATGATAATTTTCGCATAAATTAATCAATGCATCAATATAATCAGTTCCTTGATATGGGAATTCATTTTGAATTTTTTGTATCTCTTTTCGCAAATCCATATTTTAAAATTTTATATTTTCTATATCAGAGAAATCCAACTCAGGCATGTTGATAAATTGTCTATAATTAAGATTGCTTAGAATTTCATTCAATGCCGTAATCCTAGTTTCATTCGGAACCCCCAAATCATCGAATTGTAATTTAGAAATATAATCTCCGAACGGTGAAGCCGATAGAGATATAATCGGCTTCATTTTATTAGTATAACGAAATACACTATTACTTCCAAAAAAGTCTCCAAATATATACTTGGCATCAAATCCACGAATAGCACTCATACATACGATTTCTGCCCGTAATTCCTTGGATGTGGGAGATTTTAAGTTTAATTTTGAATTTATAAATTTTATAAGATATGGTAAATCCATGACACACTATATACTCGATCTTTGTTCTTGCAAGGTCTTTCTTTCACCGCTATCTTAGTACGATGCTAAGAAATACTTTCTATGACAGAAGACGATCAGTTATTCATCACTGGTTATATGACGAAACCGGAGAACCTGTATATCGTAAAGAACAATTTAAACCATTTTTATATATTCCATCGGTTGATCCTAAAAAGATCGATGCCTATGGTATTGATGACAAGCCGTTGACTAGAAGAGAATTCATCTCTGAATGGGAACGTAATGATTTCCTCAAAACCTATAAAGGTGTTCCGTATTTTAATCTCCCTCCAACACAACAATATCTTTTAGAAAAATATTATACAAAAGATATTCAGGAATTAACCAGTCAACCTCTAAGAACCTTCTTTTTTGACATCGAGGTTATTGCTGATGAATTTCCCGATCCGAAAGATGCCAAGTTCCCATTAACATCTATTACAATATATGATACTAAAACCAAAAAGTATTATGTATGGGGAACTAAGCGATATGATCATTATTCATGTAAAGATCACCTAGAAGGAATAGAACCCGAAGAAATCGTATATACATATTGTATTTCAGAAACCGATCTATTAAAGAAACTTATTAAATTTTGGAGAGCAAATTTTCCAGATTTAATAGTTGGGTACAATTCTTATAGTTTCGATATTCCTTACATCATTCATAGAATAGACCAAGTTTTTGAACCAGGAAAAGGTTCGGTATTATCGCCCGTGGATTATTTGTATGGTCAAGAGAAAGAGAATAAATTCTCGCAAGTTTATACAGAATATACCATAGGCGGAATTTCTCACCTTGATTATATGGTTTTGTACAAAACATTTACTCCGGGTGAACGCGAAAGTGATTCTTTAGATTATGTTGCAAAAGAAGAAGATATTGGTGGTAAACTTGATTATGGTTCCATGTCTTTAAACGAATTATGTAACAAAGATTGGAATAAATTCATCAATTATAACATATGGGACGTAAAGATTCTTATGCTCATTGATGAAAAGAGGAAATATCTTGATGTTGCACGATTCTCTGCATTCAGCGGATTCTGTAACGTTGATAAAGCACTAGGGAAGGTTGCTATTATCGGTGGTATTATTGCAAAGCAAGGTTTAATGAATAATCAAATCATAACCACCCAAAGTGGGGGTGAGCAACAGACTATTCCTGGTGGATATGTGAAAGATCCCGAGCCTGGAATGTATGAAAATATTGTAGTTATGGATTTAAATTCACTTTATCCGAATACAATTATCACTCTTAATATTTCACCTGAAACAAAGGTAGGACGTGTTATAAAACAGGATGATTCTATTGTTAAAGTTGATTTTGTAAAAGCTCGCAAAATTATAGATATACCAAAAGATAAGTTCTTACCTCTTATCGAAGAGAAGGGATGGGCATTATCTGCCGCTGGAATTCTATTCAGTCAGGATAAGAAAGGGTTATGTGCAGAATTCGCAGACGGTCTTTACCAGAAGCGCAAAAAGGTTAAAAAGGAAATGTTTAAATGGGAGAATAAATTATCTACTATAGAAAAGGGTAGCGATGAGTATAAATCCATAAAAAAATTGATTTCTCAATTAGATACTGAGCAGTATCTTTATAAGATTTTGTTAAATTCTACTTATGGTGTTCTTGCAAATCGATTCTTTCCTCTGTACGACCTAGATTGTGCAAAAAGTATCACGCTCACGGGTCAAGCCCTTATTAAGCAATCTGATAAAATAGCCAACGAATATGTTCAGAAGGAGTGGAATTTAGAGAAGAAGGACCGTGTGATTGCCGAAGATACCGACTCTGCGATTATTTGTATTGATGATATTTTGAAGTTATCAAACTCTACAATCGTCGATAGTAACGGAGATTTAACTCCTGAATTTATTGAAATTGAAAATAAAATAACTGAAAACCTCAATAAAGGTGTAGTAAAATGGGCAGAAGAAACCCTCAATACTAAGGATTGTAGATTTGAATTTAAACGCGAATCTGCATGTCCAAAAGCTATTTGGGTAGCTAAAAAGCATTATGTTATGGATATTCGTAATTCCGAAGGTGTGAAAATGAATAAATTCAAATATAAAGGGCTTTCTGTAGTTAAGTCGTCCTTTTCAGAAAAAACTCGTAATATCACCAAATCTATCGTGAAGGGTATTTTCGATGCACCTGATAAGAAGGTGGCAGATGACCATTTTTTCAAATCCTATGATGACTTTTTTACTATGCCCCAGAATGATGTGTCAACCCGCTCATCTATTAAGGTTTTAGATAAATGGGAAGCATCTTCTAATGGTCTTGATACTGGCTCTGGTTGCCCACAACATGTTAAATTCTCTTTATATTACAATCATTTGGTGAAATTGCTAAATCTTGATAATAAATATCCTTTAATTGAAGGTGGTAAAAAAATAAAATTAGCATATGTTAAACCTAATAAATATAATATTGCAGGAATTGCATATCTGGACGAGCTTCCCGAAGAATTTGAATTGGAAATTGACAGAGAGGCTATGTTTGATAAATGTGTGGTTAAATGTTTAGAACCTATATTTGATGCTCTTAAATGGAATGTACCAAACCCTAAAAAACAACTTGAGTATTCGTTGGACGACCTTTTCGGTTGAATTTAAACGTAGATGGAATATAATTTTTGAAGAACGATCTATAGAAGATATTCGAAATGATTATTTAAGAGGGTTGTGGATTTCCAAAGAAGAACTTATGAGATTGAAAGAATGGGAAACGCAAGAGTTTATAAAAGAATATCAACTCTTGCGTGGACAATATCTCGATCTTTTATCAGGATTCAATATGAATGCACTTTCAAATTATCATTTATTAGAAAGAAAAAATCAGGGAAAAATGTAAAATTTTGTTGATTTTTATACAGTCTTTCCATTAATATTAATATGGAAGAAAAAATCATAGGAATTCTCAAGAGTGTTAGCGAACTATTTGTTGCTACTCTCGTAAACGAAACAGAAACAGAAATTACAGTAAAAGATGCTGCATTTTTGGGTATAAGTGGACAAAACGGGCAAGTTAATATTAACTTTATCCCCATTGAAATGCTAAGTCTCAATCCACCAGTCAACATCCGCAATTTACTTGCAGATCCGACCCAAGACCTAACATGGACTTTTGATAAAAAATCATTACTTAAATATGATTTAGTGTTATCCGATAACGTTCTCACTAATTATAAGCAATTGGTTAATAGATCGCCTATTATCACTCCTGATAAAAGTATAGTACGTCCTGATGATAATATCGTAAAACTATTTTAATAATATGGAACATAATACACAACTAGAAATACTATCTGATATTGAAAAAGAGAGTGTTGAGCTATTTAAATCATACCTCAAAGACCTTCTAAAGTTCAGAACAAAAGGAACAGCATCCGCTGCTGCCCGAGCACGCAAAAAACTTTCAGAATTATCTCATCTTGCAAAACCTGTAAGAAAAGGAATTCAGAAAGATAAGGTAGCAAAGGTCGCCGAACGCAGAGCAGCAAAACAGGTAAAAATTACATCTTTATAATTATGCAACACATGCCTCCACATCAACAGAGAGTTATCAACGAGCTTTTCGAGCTAGAAGAAAAGCTCAATAACCTCCGCACCTTTATACAAAGTAACCCCATATTTAACACATTGGATGCAACAGAGCAAGGACGTTTAATACAGCAATCAGAGGTAATGGCAAAATATTCTCAAATTCTGGACGAGCGTATCAATGCCTTTGTAGCAGATATAATCTAATATTAGTATACCTGCACGGAAAATGCGAAAGATTGATTTCTTTCGCATTTTTTATTGAATTGAATGTTCCTATAAGGTATAATATAGGAACTTATGGCTGATATTAAAAACGCATTACTTGCGAAATTCAAACAGAACTCAACTATTAAAGAATCATCAATTCTTTCAAATTCTAAATTTTTCAAAGAGAAAAAGTATATCGATACCGGAATCCCCGCACTAAATGTTGCGCTATCTGGCAGATTAGATGGTGGTATGAGTTCAGGGCTTACTATGTGGGCAGCACCTTCTCGACACTTTAAAACGGCATTTACCCTAGTTATGACTAGGGCATACTTGGATCACTTTAAAGATTCTATTTCTCTGTTCTATGATTCAGAATTTGGAACACCTGAATCTTATTTTGATGCATTTGGCATTGATAAAGAACGTGTGTTACATACCCCGATCACTAATATCGAAGAATTAAAATTTGATATTATGAAACAATTGGAGGCTATTCAACGTGGTGAGAAGGTTATTGGTGTTATCGACTCTGTTGGAAATCTTGCAAGTAAAAAAGAAGTAGAAGATGCCCTAGAAGGGAACTCTGCTGCGGACATGACCCGTGCAAAACAATTAAAATCTCTCTGGAGAATGGTAACTCCACATCTAACTCTTAAAGATATTCCACTGATAGTTGTAAATCATGTTTATGATGAACAAAAACTTCACGGAAGACAAATCATGGGTGGTGGACAAGGTGGTATGTTATCATCTGATAACGTGTTCTTCGTTTCTCGTTCACAAGAAAAGGATGGTGATGAATTGATTGGTTACAACTTCAACATCATAGTCGAAAAAAGCCGATCTGTCAAGGAAAGATCACGAATTCCTATTACTGTCACCTTTGATGGTGGTATTAGTAAATGGAGCGGTTTACTAGATATGGCATTAGAGTCTAAGCACGTCGTTAAACCAAAAATGGGATGGTATAGTCGTGTTATAAATGGTGTCACCGAAGAAAAGCTCTATCGTATGAAAAATACTTTTTCAGAAGAATTTTGGGGAGATATTCTGAAAGAAGAATCATTCAAGGAATGGGTAAAAGATACCTATTCTATTAGTCAGGTTGATATGTTATCCGTGGACCGTGATACAGACGAGGAGGAAGAAACAGAAGATTAATATGAGTAAATTATTAGAAGAAAATCCGATATTAGAATTATTGTCAAAATACCCTTGGTTAGGAGAAATCCAGCACAATATAAGTGATTTCAATGCCCATCTCGAAGGTCTGAATAAGAAATTCAATCAACAATTATATAAACAAATGATATGCTCTGGAGTGTTTTTCAAACTAGATATATTAGATAAATATAAAGATAAGTTTCTGAAAGCGATTCCATTTTCCATAGGTGGAAATGTTGCACAAAATTATATATTTCAGATTGAAAATAATCTTATTGTATGTTTTATGATGGGAAAATTGAATGATATTGGTCTAGCAGTAGTTCCAGATTTCCACTCAACGTGTATGTCGATTCCATACAACTTTATCCTTGACAATACAGAGTTTATAGTCGAACCTAATAAGAAGCCACTAGGCTTTGGAGGATAAAAATATGAATAAACATGAATTAGAAATTATAGTTGATGAATGGAGTAATGTTGCAAAAGGATCGAAAACAGTACCATTGGTTTCTTTAGGGACTAATGATAATGCCATTAAACAAGAACGTAAAGTTTTTGAATATTGTGCAAAGGTTCTTAAAGGTATCATAAATAAAAAAGATGATACGAGCAACAGTTAAGACTGTCGGTGCATTAGTGAATCGTCCTCGAATATCTTTTATAGATGTCGAGGACGAATCGCATATTGCAATACGACGAAAAAATGAAGATACTAATAAGGTCGAACAATTCACTATTTCTGAATTGTTCGATGTTTATAGTAAAAATTCTTCTTATGAACAGCGCATGGGAGATAATGAAAATCCTATAACTACTGATCTATGGGAGACATGGTTTATGAACAAATATATACGAGGAACGGGAATAGAAACTCGATTAATTTCAATAAGTTATGAGCGTATTTAACGAAAATAGATCGAAATGTAGATATTGTGATAAGATTAAAATCAGGCACCATGAGCGCAGACTAGACCAACACGACAGACAGCCATCGAATGGTTGCCTGCATTTTTCTTGTTCGGCTGTTGAGGAACTTCGAGAGGGGTTTCGTCAATTGGAACTTCGAGCAAAAGAGCAAGGCGATGATCTCGCTGCCGTGGTAGCCTCGTCACATCATAGGCTTGCAGACAAACTAGTCGTCCGATTGGGTGGCTTGTCGGTGCGTCAGCCGAACTATGTAAATCATTGGGATTGGGCTGATAATGAATTACATGATTCAGGAAAGTGTGTTTTGGAGATGGCAGAACTTCTTGAGAGATATAACTCTTATATTGAGTGGCTGAACAACTACGAGAAAACAACCAACGGTATTTATGACTATCTTCTTGATTTAGACCACACCCTAGCCGACATTTAAAGATGGCAAAACTAGACCTAGACCTGTTCGAAAAAATTATAATTCAACAATGCCTTAAAAAAGATTCCAATTATGTAGCGAATATTATAGATTATTTAGATAAAGACCTCTTCAAGAACAATGATATTGCAAATATTATCAATATTATAAAAGATTTCTATATAGAACGATCATCAATTCCCACATTAACAGAACTTGCAGCAAGAATCACAACAAGCTCTCTTAAAGAATCCTTACAGACTGTCGTAGGCTTTATTAAGAAATTGGATAGTGAATATAACGAAGATGAATTAATCGCGAATACTGAAACATTTATCAAACAGAGAAAGTTTGGTAAGCTTATGGAAACTACTATTGATAAGAAAGTTTCTGAGAAGGAGTACTCTATTGAAGAGTTTCAGGCGGAATCGGAAAAAATTCATTCTATATGTTTGATCGATGACTTAGGATTAGATTATTTCGAAGATCAACATAGAATTAAAGAATACCTCCAGAAGAAAGATAACTTATTATCTACTGGATATAAAGGATTGGATGAAGCCTTTGGTGGAGGATTCCAAGCAGAAGGAAAGGCTATTTATGATATTGGAGGAGAAACCAATGTAGGAAAATCCATTTTCCTTGCTAACATTGTGGTCAATGTTCTTATGCAGAATAAGAAAGTTGTCATTATATCTCCTGAGATGTCGGAAATGCGATATGCAAAGCGTATTTCTGGTATTTTAACAGGAATTGCTATCAACACACTCGCAGATAATATAGAAAATTTTGATGAAAAGGTCGATGAATTTGTAAAAAAATATGAATCTCGTCTTATTATTAAAGAAGTCCCTACTAAAGGGGTATCTGCAAAGAATATCTTAGGATATCTACTTAAATTGAAGAATCGTAAAGGATTTATTCCCAACCTTATATGTATTGATGGACATGCATTGTTGAAACCTAGTATAAATCAAGGGAGTACACATGCTAATATTCAATATATTGTTCAAGAGTGTCGGGGTATAAGTTATGTATTTCCCGCACCAGTATTGACAGTTGCCCAATTGAATAGAACTGCCCATAAAACAAATAATCCTGGATTGGATAGTTTAAGTGGTAGCTGGGACTCAATTGCGGATCTTGACGGACATGTTAATATCTGGCAAACAGACGAAGATCGGGAAGCGAATATCATTCGCTTTGGTGGTAAGAAAGCTAGAGACGGTGCAAAAGGAGCAGAAGGATTTCTTACTATTGATTATGACACCCTAAAACTGACTGAGGAAGATGATATGATGGCTTATGCAGACAATAATAATGATCAGAGAAGTATAAATAACATTTTAAACTTTGATAAGTTAGTGGGAGATAGTTAAATATTATGAATGATTCCCGAAGATTTTGTTGCCCCTTGTGCAAATACCCAAATTAGTAGAGAAGAGTTAGAAGAAACTATTAACAAGTTCGGTTCATTCATAACTCTTCTCACCAATAAACCTGTTTCTTGCGTAACTATGTTTATGATTATCCAAAAAAGTCCAGAACTTCGACAGATTTTGATTGATCTGACTGATGCATCGTGGTATTCTATTGTTGAATACATGGCATATCGATATCCTGTATTGAATAAATCTAAAAAGATAAAGTAATATGGCTCCCGACTATATAAAAATAATTGCAGAACGATGGGTTTTTGACTTAATAGATTTTGCAGAAAATGTCCTAATGGAAGAGGATACGACCCATATACATAATGCAGTTTTCTCTATAATTAATAGTGACTGTCATTGTGCTCTACAAGACGTTGCGGAATCGACGGTTGCATTAGGTTGGATACGAGAATTTCAGAAATTTAAATATTCATATGCATTATATCCGAATAAATTGAACAATCTCCTCATCATTGCCGTATATATGCATTGCCGAAATATCGAAACTGCTGAATATATTATCAGGGCTCATCTATATAGAAACGGACATAGTATATATTCAGATATCCTAAGAAAGAATATACTCATTGATAGAAAATTTATTGAGAGGGTGAATGAATTCTACCAAAGATGGAATGATGTTGAACGATAATCAGAAAAGAATATATAATCTTTACCTACGAGCATATCGCACAAATAACGGTCAACCTTTTCGTGCGAAAAAGAACTTCAAAGACGTAGAATCTGATGAGGAGATACTTTTGTATCTTAAAAAATTAGAGAATGTGTTCTGTAAATATCCTGCATTTTTTAACGATACCTACTTCAATGCTCCTTATATCATCTATCCTGATGATAAGAAATACTTCTCTCTAAAATTTTTCTCATCTCAGAAGGGTATAGGCACTTGTATTGCATATTATAAGATTCTTCTTAAATCCGACCCCGAGAAGCAGTTTGAATTTTTTAAAGCGTCTTATAAGTTTATTGCAGAATTTTGTATAGAAAAAGGGCTTGAATTGAGAGAGTACACAGGTTACTGTTCAATAGCTCAAAACGACTGCCTAAAGCACCTGAAGGAGCATAAGATTTCTTGGTATGTTGTATTCACAATACCTCAATTTTATGACCTATTATTTAATATGCCAAAGGATGAATTTGAGTTGTATTATGGTTCGGATATAGATTTAGTAGAACTTTATACGAATTTTAAAAATAGTACAAAAACGCAGAATTTACTAGCAGAAATGCATAAAAAAGTTTCACTTTTTGTTCAAAAAACTCTTCAAAATAAGAGAATTTTGGATAAGTAGTAGAAGAACGTAGAAATACGTTTGTTAGAATAATTAGAATAAAATATAAAAATATGGAAACAGTAGACGATATACTAGGATTAGTAAAAGACACAGAAGAAACAAGAATTAAACAAGAGCGTGGTGGATTTACACCAGACCCTCGAATTCTTAAATTTAAGGTTGGTGGAACATATGTTCTACGATTGCTTTTTAATCTAAAAGCAGAAGGTGGCGATAAGTTATTTGTAACTTACAAATCTATCGGGTTTACTAGCAGAGTAACTGGTAAATATGTGTTTGGGGGACGTGCGCCTTCGGACGCAGGAATGAAAACCGATCTCTTCAAAGATACGCAATGGGATCATTATTCCAAAGCTGTTGCAAATAATGATGAAGCAGAAAAGAAATGGTCTTATAAACTATTCCCTCAAGCAAATCAACTTGTTAATGCATATCTTGTAAGTGTTACTGGTGATGACGATGCTAAAAAACTCGAAGGAACCGTAGTGGTTGTTAAATACGCCGCACAAACTGATAAAGATGGAAATCCTACATCTGATCTTTATAAGAAGATCAAACAAGCAGTTATCGGAGATAAGGCTGCGAAGATTGGTAAAAGAGCTTTTCTTCTAGATGAAAAGGGTAAACTTATTACTAACGGTAAAGAACTTATCGTAAAAGTTGTAAAGAATAATGGTGGTTGGGCTGACTATTCAGATAGTGAATGGGATGATGCATCAGAAATTAAACTTTCTGCTGAACAGATCAAAACTATTTCTGAGAGTGTTCACGATCTTCGTGAATTCGTCCCAGAAGTTAAAACTAATGATGAAATCAAGAAATTCCTTGACGATCATTGGTACGGAAAGTCCTCAAATCTTGAGGATGAACTAGAAGACGACGAAAAACCATCTAATATCCTGAAAGATGAAGATGATACTGATATCCCTATGGATTCAGGTGAAGACGCTCTAGATAAAATGCTAGCAAGCATTAAATAATATTTGATAAAAATCGCAAAAGCGGCTAAATATTGCAATATATGGATGATAACACCGATATTGCAATATTAGCCGCTTCTGTTGAAAGAGAGATGCGCCAAGGTCTGGCAGGAAGCCAAGGTCTGCGATATAATCGCACAGATTTTAGAAATTTTTTAAATGGGCATCCTAATGTCCAACAGCCACAACCGATGCACCCTGCGCATCAATATCATGGGCAGTATAATCATAATTACGGTCCTCCTCCGCAACAATATTATCCGCAACAGGGATTACCGCCCCCACAAGGAGGAGATGATTTGGTTATTCCTGAGGGAACTTTGAATGGACCTATAAAGCAATACGTCGTTCCTGCGCATTTACAACTCCCAAATCAAGGTGGACCACAAGTAGCACCTATGATGGAACCCTCTGGAGGATTTGTGATGCCTAATTACAATGCCTCATCTCAAAAAGTGTACCTCGAAGATGAACAAGAATTTCGCGATGCTCTTATTAAAGAAATTAAATCACAGAAAAAGTCATTAAATAAGTTGATTAAGACTAATGAGCAACTTATACTAACAGTAGACACTCTCACTGCTAAGATCAAAGAGATGGCCGAAAAGCTTAAAATAGAATTAGAACCTGAACCCATACCTGAAAATATAATAGATGAAGTTAAAGATAAATCCTAAGACGTTTATAACAGAGTTTATAAATCCAGTTGTTGAAATAAATAAAGAAGGGAGGATGGCGGTATTTTACGATGAAAATCGTAAAGAAATTTATTCTGTATCAGGAACAAAAACAGAATCGATAAGATTGTATAATACATATAAATGTTTTGATGTGATTGATCCGTGTAATAGAATTTCGCTGAATGTCTTACGCCTTGTAAAAGGTTTGCAATGTGTTGGCGCTAGCGAGCAAGTAATAGATTTGGACATAAATAATTCGAATAAATCTTGCTCCTTTACTTCAAAAGATATAAAGTTCAACATTAGGCTTATTGATGATAAAATGGTAACAGTGCCAAAGTTTAATGTTGAGGTTTTTAGGAAATTTTCCGTAGATCATACTATCGCAGTAGATGCTGAATCTGTAATTAACATTAAACGTGCATTAGATTTCTCATCCGAAACTGAGAAGTTTTATATTGAACAAGAGGGAACCGATGTTTACCTATTCTTCGGAGATAAGAGTACTACTTCTAATCACACGGACTCTATTAGGGTTTTAATCTCTGAGGGTATCAGCAATAATATCCCATCTCATATTTATGATATAGATATTCTTAAATTGATTCTGAAAACAAAAAACGATTTTTCTATAAACTTAAACAATAATGGTATTATGTTTATAGAGATACAAAATAATAACTCAAACTTAGCATACATAACAACTCCACTTAAAAAATAATGGAATATATAGACTACCAAACATTTGCCAGTAGAATGAAATCTAACGGGCATACTGTACATAAGATGGACATCAGTTATCCCCTAGCAGATACCAGATGTTGGACAGCACAGATTAACCCAGGAACAGATAATATCTTAATAACATTAAATGTTAATAGATATCAGGTCGGAAATCAATATTTCGATATTCTCTCTGATACAAAAAACATAACCGATGTGTATATAGATGATATTTACGATACTGTAAATCTTCTCGTAAGAGAACCTTTAGAAACAACATACTTCAGCGACAATGTCTAATAAAATAACTTCAAAATCATACTGTATTAAACGTCTCCGTGATTGCGGATACTATGTGGATAAAATCGACTCAATTGAGTACTCCGAAGATGATTCACGTAAGTGGACTGCTATTATTGATCCAGGTGGCATGTCTATTTTCCTTACATGCAACAAGGACGAAACTATCAGTCTCTATGACGGAGGCAGATACATAAACACCAAAGAAAAATTGAATACCGATAGCGTGGAAGTTCTGATAGATTTTCTAAACGAAAGAGGTTTGATTTATAAACATTATCTCTACGGAAAACCAAGGAATATTCCAGCATAGTATAAATACTTATATGGAAGAAAATTCTATGCCGTCCGATTCGGATAATAAAGAAATTGATAAGTTACGAAAAGTAACAGGTAAGTTAAACCCTAAAATTCGACGCAAAGGTAAGAATAAAACAGTAACAGAACAAGTAAAACTGAGCACTGCCATTGCTAATAGATTATCGGAATATTGTGATTGTTATATGTTGTTCGGGTTCGATACAAATGGTAATCCTATTCTCCTAATCAATTCAGCAAACAATCTTGAATATAGAGCATTATCAGATCTTTTAATGGAATTCGTCAATGAGTCTATTTTAATAGATACGCCCGATCCATTCGGAGAAGATGAAGATTTAGAATAATAAAAAACCCCAGCATATGCTGGGGTTTTTTGTAAGTATCGTATATGTCATTCTCTAATTTAAATAAAGTTTGGACTCCTGATACACTTTCTTTATATCTATCTAAAATAAAAGCACCCGAATGGGCAACAAAAATATGTATACATCACACTGCAAGCCCATCACTGGCACAACGTCCTAAGGGATTTACTATGCAGCACATAGAGAATATTAAAAGTTTTTATGAGAATGATCTGAAATGGAATAGGGGACCGCATCTATTTGTTGATGAAGATCAATTATTCGGTATGACACCATTTACAGAAAAAGGCATTCATGCACCATCCTTCAACTCAAATGCTATAGGTATTGAAGTTTTAGGTGATTATGACTCCGAAGATCCTAAAAGCGGTAGAGGTTTGCAATGCTGGGAAAATACAGCGGCATCTGTTCGAGTATTAATAAAATGGTTAAATATTCCTATAAATGACGAAACTATTGTATTCCATAGGGAATGTGCAGTGACAAAACGAACAACAAAAAAATCATGTCCAGGAACAAAAATCTCCAAAGACTGGTTCTTATCTCTAGTCAATAAATCAACCAATATAGATATTAAACAATCAGTTGTTAAAGATGATAAAGTCTTCGTACCTGTTGTGAAATATCTAACAGAAGAAAAACAAGTTCCTTATAAAGAGGCAATTACAAAACTTAAAAAATCTGGTAATGTATTTTTATATGACGGACATTTACTAGAGTTTGCGCATTTTGATACTGTAACACAGTCAACAGTAGCACCTAAATCTGAAATAGACGACATATTCACTTGCTAGTAATTCATCTGCTCTAGGCTATATTCCCTATTTGTTCTTTAAGTTTGGACAAATCTGCTAATGCTGCTTGAATTTCTTTATACTTAGATTCCAATTCCGTCTCTAATTGTTGCATTTTCTGTTTCAAGGACTCATCTGTATAATTCGATGTCCTCACACCTTCTCCAGAAGGACGAGTATCATCCACAGAACTTGCATCAGCCCAATCAGTTTTATTGATTGCCATTTGTTCAGAAGTTCCGCCGAACTTTTCAACGACTGTTAGTTCTGTTTTAGAGTTTTTTACAGGGAGAGCCATAACTGGCATTGCCCAATTGTTTCTTGATCCTACGGCACGGATAACATCATGCGGATTTGCACTAGTAGAGCCTCCGATAGATCCAGACTGCGAAGTTAGTTTAGTATCAGATTCGACTAATTTACTAGCAATAGCTTTGAAAGGATGAACATGTGGATCAACAACAGCAAAATTTGGAGAATTTTCAGAATAAACATCCAAGCATAATGGATTTCCTTGTGAATCACGTCCAACAGCTTTACCCAAATATGCACCAGCTAATAAAGTCGCATATGTAGGAATTTTTGGAGGAGTCGTAGTCGGACTAGGTTCCATAATATTACTAATTCCATTGATTCCATATGAGCACAACTCTGGATCAGGATTTGGTAACTTCTGTGGTTCTTGTGCCATTCCCCAAGAAAAATTGGTCTCGGTTATATGATATTCACAAGGGGCCGTAATATGATGCACCGATAACTCCCCTTCGATATGAGCACCACCTCGTATTATTGCATTAAGTCCAACATTTAAATTACCGTCTACTAAAACCTGTTGCTCTTCTTCAGTTTTTCCGCCAGTATCCAAGTCTCTGGCTACTTTTTTAGGACGTAGTGATATGACTTCGCCAGATATATCAACTCTCTCACCACCTATAGAAGTTTCACCCCGAGAATTTATAGTTACTTGCTCACCTAGAAGATTTACGATTGTTCCATATATATTCAATGGACCCGTCGTCTTAAAATTTATTCCATTTGAACCTACTGTAACATTCCAGCCATCACAGATATTCAATTCATAAGATCCTCCTGGAAACTTCTCAACATCAACATTTTCGATAAGAGAAGATTCTCTATATTGTGTATAAATGGTTGTTCCTAATGGGTCTATTTTAACTCCGTATGGAACTAATTTACCCTTGGGGTCTTTTCTAAATGATTCAAAATCATTAAACACAAGACCTATATTATCTATAAAATTCTTTGCGATTGTTCTTATATGCGATCCACCCTCAGGATGCTTATTTTGTCCTAATTGTTTCTCATATTCATAGATAGTTTTTTGTATTTGCTCTCTCTTCTGAACTATTTGATCTTTTGTTATTTCCCTGACAAAATTACCGTCTTGTGATGAAGGACTTAGTAGCTTACCCCAGCAAGTAAGGCACGTCTTACCCGCACTACCTACAGTTTTATAAGAGTCTTTACCATCTGTTATTTCGACAACAGTGCCGCTGTTTTTCTTTATCTTTTTTACTTTCGATGTACTTGTAGAAATAATTACTTTCGAAGATATACCATCATACCTTTTATTCGTTCCCGATTTTACTTGGTCTGGTGCTTGATCTATAGAATTGTATCTATTCGTTCTTCGAACTTCGAATTTTCGTTTAATATCATGCAATTCTCTCTGGGATTTTTTAATATCTTCCATAGGCTTTTGCCATTTATCAATATCTCCGACCTTTTCGATTATATCTCCTAATGTGATTTCTTCTTTATTTTCGTCAATTATTTCTAGATGAGTTCCGCCTATATTCAAAAGAGAATCACCCATGATATTCTCCCTTTTATCACGGGTGATTAAGATATCCTGTCCATTTTTATCGAACTTTTCAAAGGTTCCGTTTTTATGAGTGATAGTTACACTCTCTTGATCTTTGGTATTAATAAACTCTATATTTCCCGCTGGTTGATTGAGAACGACTTTATCTTTGAATATTTCATCATTATTTTCGTTGTCGTTATTATATTTTCCTGGATAATTCATATATAATATTTAGATGTTACTTCAGCTCGAATATACCTTTATAATCAGCACGGGACGCAAAAGTTCCTATGATAATAGGATATAACGGATCTCCATTTTCGAACCGAACCCACACATGTGAACCTACACCAGGAATAGATATTATTCCCTTCCAATCATTGTTGTAATCAGGCGCTCTGGCTGGTCCTCTATATATTTGTGTTGCATTAGTTTGAATGTTAGAACCTTTGGTATTATTAGGATCGTTTAAGGATTTTCGGCCATGGTTGGTCGTATACTTAGATTGATTGTTTGCTCCACCGATATGACTATTTCTGCGCTGTTGCTCATCTAGTAGACCTGTTGTGACATTGTTATATATCTCACCTCCACCTCCTCCCCTAGAAAGCATAGTACTCCCCCTAGACATAGGCGCTCTTGGCATAATAATTCCCCCTATGATACTGGTAACTATAGGAACTAATGCTAATATCTTTGAGATGTCGAAATTATTATTCTTCCCTTTTATTTTTACATAGTTGATATTACTTATAGGAACCACTACTCTCACATTGTCAGACTTATATGTTATACTAGTTTCATCGCTGGTTTCTAATTTAAATTTCTTATTCAAGGTATCTTTGCCATTTATAAGTATGTTAACAGGGAAAGATTCTAACGAACCAGAAACAGATGTATTAGAATTCTCAAATAAAATAGGTGGAGAGTAAGATAGTTTGTCAGACGATAGTGTTGGCTCCTCACATGTATTATATAAAGGGCTTGTGTTATTTACGAGAACGTCATTTATTAGAATATTTGGTGAAGTAACGTCGATTTGGATACTCTCTATAGTATTGTTCGTTTCATTCGTATCATCTATAATTTCTAAAGAAGATAGAGGCTTGACATCATAAACACTAGGTAATGAATTTTTAAGATTTGTTAAACATGTATTTCCGTATGAATTGGCCCAGAATGCAGGAATATTAGTATTTCCGTCACATCCTGTATTAAAACAGAATTTTCTACCCCCTACCTTAAAATTTAGTAAAATAGAGGTTCTAGGAGGAACAGAAATACTATTAAATGTTATAGGTTGATCCCTTCGTTTTTCAGCATCCGATTCATCTTTTTTGAAAAATGATACTGTTTTGTTATCGCCTTGGAATATGAAATCAGAATCATTTCCTATATAATATACATCGGAAGATGCATGATAAAATCCAGGTGCAGACATACCTATAGAAGGAAGCATAACTTCTGCCCAAAACAATTTATCTTTCTGATTTTGTAATATATCTACGGTCAAGGACGATTTTGTATTCTGTCCCATAACCTTAAACATCTTATCTTCTTCTCTTTTCTGGTTCCAATTCTTTAATTGTTGAAGATTTATTCCTGGCACAAACACTTTGACCCGTCCTTCTTGCTTTGGGTCATTATTTTGAATAACTATCCCTCTATATGTTTCGGTATATTTCATATATTATTGTTTTTCCTTTTTATATTCTACTTTAGATCCGACGATTTTATCGTTAGTAGGATCGTTGATATCATTTGTAGTTTCTCCATCTAATAATGGGCGACCTGATTGATCGACGATATATGTTATCGGTTCACCATTTGGTCCTTCATTCATAGATATTTGAAACCCTTCCACCTCATACCTTGCCAACTCTTTAATGCAAAAGAATTTGTTGATGAGCCTCAGGGCATCTTGTGCAAGATTTATCACCGCTGCTGTACATGGTGCTACAGCATTGCGTTTTCTTTGTGCATTATGAACATCCATCGTAAAATTATGTCCATGAGATATAGGCGTTTCTGATGAATAATTAGGATGTAATTTACTCATAGTATTATCAGTAGGAAGTGCTCTAACGAATAAACTATTTGTCAAATTCTGCGCACCATCCATTAGTGCAAACATTTCAGGAAACATTTTAAGGAATATATTTTTATTCATCCTGCTATTAGTAGTTAGACAGTTTACACCATCATTCCCCATCCATTTCATCGGATCGATTTCGGTAGATTGCATCACAATACTGGAATATTGTCCAATATCTTCGCTAACTTGTTGATAATATGGAAATGTTCCTATGTGCATTTGGATATACATGTTTATTGCAGGATGTATTTTTTGGGAACGATTTATGAACTCCCGTAGAAGAGGTGTAGGCATTATTGCAAATGTTCTAGGATCTTGTTTATTAACAGAGGATTTAGGTAATAGAGATATTGCTTGGGTTATACTACACGCCGAAGTCCCCTTCTGTATTGCGAGATTTTTCAACCCACTAGAATTTGTTGCAGATGCAAGAAATGCGGTAAAATCGGTTAATTGCTGAGAACTTCCGTTCCAAGGACCGTGAAATTCTGATATAAGTTGAACTATCCTATCCAAAGGCTTATCAGACGTTTCTAATGAACCGTATAGTTCATCAAAAATTGTTCCTGATTTACGTTTTCCTGTTGGACTTGATTTTAGGGATTTATGAAAATCCTCTGTTACGACTTCTGGCATATATGGTTATTTACTGCTAATTATATCCACGTCACTTGGTTCAAATGTGGTCATCTCTTTATAGGTATGAGTTTTTATTCCTGTAATTTGTGTTTGATATGTCTTTGTAGTATTATTAAAATGATGTATTATATTCGTAACAAAGTATTGACCTTCTAACTTTGAGTCGTATTCTTTATCATTTCCAGTTAGCTTGGATAATCCGAAAAATCTTCCAGGTTGTCTGATAGTTAAACCTTGTATAGTAAATGCAATACCCAGATTTGAAAATAGATAATATTTTAATAGGCGATTTCTTCCATCAGCTAACCGACCTAAATCATCACTTCGCAAGGAATAAACAGTTCTCGTATTTAATCCGTCCCTAATATATGGTGTTAGATTAAGCCGATCTTGTGTATTATTAGTCAATATATTTTTGGATATACTATTATTGTAAAACTTTCTATATTCCTCTGCTTTATGAGTCATTCCCTCTTCATTAAATTGGCCACCAGATGAATTATAAGACACTACTCGATAATTAGCCAGATTTTGAGAATATGTCAGTCCACTCATATCAATTAGTTGATATTCTTTGATGGTGTTGTATTGATCGGCCTTAACTTCTAATATAGGACTATCATTGATCGGTGCTTTTTTAATATAAGGACTTTGATTATTCTCTGAATGTTCCTCTATAAAGAAATGCTCTATTTGAAAGTCTTTTGCCGTATCCTTTCCGGCCTTTTCGAAGTATTTCTTAATTGATTTTAACGAAAACTGTTTAGGTTTCATTTTTTCCTGTGATCTCTCAAGTTTGAAAATACATGGTTGATAATCATTCTCTTCCGATGATGTCGTATAGTTTAAAAGATATTCTAGATCATCTATAAACTTAGCATGAACGGGCGACGAATAAAATATCATATTATCGTCACTACCCGCGTCCCATTCTGCAATTTTCCCTACATTTTTAGTATATTTTGTAAATTCAGGGGCTGATTTTAGAAGCTCTCCCACAGAATCACCAGTTTTTAAACTTTTTTCAGAATTATCTAACTGACTTAGATTTCCCTTTCCTTTATTTTTACCAGTGTTTGCAGTTGAAAACTCCGAATCCCGTTCAATCATTAATTGATATACCTTCTCCCAGAAGAAAACCTTTTTCATTTTATTAGAAAAGTCTGCACCTGATAAATCTTCGGTATCATATATAACACCTTCAAATTCGATCAACCATTTACTATCTTCAAATAGTATATCATCAACCAATCCAGGAACAGAAGATGTTTTAGGTTTTATACTTATGAAAATAGTGTCCCTGCCGTCATTTCGGAATTTATATATATCGTTCTCTTTTTTGTTTAATGAGGTATCACTATCCCGCTCGAAAGATTCATAGGGAGTCTTTATAACTAAACTACCCTTGATTTTCCAATCAAAAATATCTTCCTCAATTACTAAATCTTCCCATGATTCGTTTGTGAGATATACGTTATTGTAACCATTATATATCCTAACAGTCATTTCATAATCCTGTTGATTAAAATTATATTGATTATCTTGTTCGTTCACCCTTATATTTACTTGGTGTTATTTATTTGACTAAGAACTTCTGATACTATCTCTTTTTTTAGAATTTTAACACGCTGTCCTTCGATTACATCAAACGGATTTGAAATATTATTTGCAACTAATATAATCCACCACAAACGAGTAGTTCCATAATGCTTAAATGATAAAGAATACCAATCCGAAAAGGAATAGATAGTATCATATGTTACCAAACCTTCATCTATATCACCAGAAATGTTAATTGCATTTGAAAGATTATAAAATTCGTATCCATCCTCATCTGTATAAGTTGAGAATATATTTGCATAGTCGTAAGGATGTAAATTGTTTGCCATATCAATTATTCAGTCTAAAAACCTCATTTAAATTACCCTCGGCAGCAGTTAACCTATCCCGAGAGTTTATATTCATAACGTTTACAGGAGTTCCGTCCGAGTTTCTTTTCAAATTCTCGAAATTAACTAATTCGTTCGCATAATTTCTTATCGCAGGTTCAAATGGAGTAATATCACTAATAGCTTCTACACTTACTCCTTTATCAAGCGCAAGAAGTATATTTCTAGAAGGCATCAGTAATGATGTAAATTCCATAGTTATTCTATATGCTTCAGGAATAGTTCTTGGGACACTAGTACTTCCGTCCGAAGATGCTAGATATTTTACTCTGGTATTTCCTAAGTTTGTAATTTCTAAATTTGACATCCAACACGCAGGCATATGAACTACATCAGGAATGGTCAGTGAATATATAACAGGTGGGTCAATAATCGCAAAATTTCTACGAGATGGCGAGTTCTGATAAGATAATAAATGGCATAGATTTCTATTATTCTCTACATCTTCGAGAGTTCCAGTATTAAAAAGATCAAATGTAACAGTGTATGATTCTGTTGTAGTATCTGTCCAAGATTTAGGCATTTCAAAGCCTACTCTTCCTGGAAGAATCACATTAGCAATGCCAGTCATTAAATCTCTGGCGGATTTTATTTTTGAAATACCTTCTGTATATGCATTAAAGCCTCTCTCCACACCAGGGAAAGACCTCATAGCGGCACCCATACCCGCAAGATCATTAATAGGATTTGCGGAAACATCATCAAATGTATTTTGACGAGATATTTTTTTTGTGTTAAAGTATGGAAACTTATATGTAAATCCAGTAGGCTCCGCAAAATATTTGTATTTATAGACATCGAATGGATCACGGTCTGCCTGTGCAACAGATGTTACTCCATTATTAACTAATCTTGCTGCAACACGTCCATAATAAACAATAGATGCAATAAGTTGTCCTGTTGTTTGTTGATATTCCGTAAGTCTAACGTATGGCACTTCCTTTCTCGCAGCTTTAGGAGAAAGAGTCCATGCCATATCCAATACGTCAATAATCCCATCTCCTACAGGTTGTAGAAATCTAGAATCTTTATCAGATTGTTTGTATTGGATTTTCATTTATAATATTTATTGACCGAACTCAATATGTCGCCCAGTATTAATTCTATGACGTTGGATAGGGTTACTTCCTCCAATGATGGTAGGATGAGGTTGCTTAGAGGCTCCTGCGCTCGCAATAACCGCTTGTGCGACGTTTCCGCTACTCTGAGCAGTCACAGCCGCCAAACCGCTGAAACCATTGCTTAAAACGGCTACAATCGTGTCTATTTTTTTATTAACATCTTTAAGAGCTTGGTCGAATGGTCCACCACCTTTTGCAAAGATATGTGCATCCTTTTTATTCGGTATAATAATTTCAGCATCTTGGACCTTAGTCTTATTTGCATTGGTTAAAATATTAATAGCTTTTGCGGTTGATATTTCCCTATCCTGTAATTCTTTTAATCTTTGATCGCGAAGTTTTTGACTAGGATTACCTATAATACTCCCAAGAAATCCTTGATCGCCAGAACGTTTGTTGATAACTGAACGCTCGTTGTTTATATTTGATATATCTTTCTTATATCTTGCAATAGCTAACTCATTTTCTTCTTTCCAAGACAGTCCAACATTTCTCTTCTTCTCTTCGAGATTCTTAATAATTTCGTCTTGAGTAGATATAGATTTTTTAATAGCATTAGACATGCTTGCATTATTTTTAGCGAGCATCTCCTTTGATGTAGTGAATAAATCTATTACATCATTCATCATAAGAGGAAATTCTTTTAATATACCCGGAATTTTATATAAAGTATATGCGATACCAGATATGATTCCTCCAATTATAGAAAATCTTCCTACGGCCAATCCAAAAGTCTTTATTCCTTGAACGAATGATGCAGCGGTTCCTAGTGGTAATTTACCTAAAATACTGAATAGTCCTGATAATATCTTCCACGATCCTTTAAAAATAGTTGATATTCCTCTGAGAGCGAGTCCAATACCTGGAACAAATTTCAATAGAGATAAAATTCCTGCCGACCCTAGTATCTTAACCCCTAACGAACCATATTCTCCTTTTTCAAAATCCTTTTTCATAGATTCGCCAATACTAGTAAATATAGGCTCTAATATATTCTTCGAGACCCATATTACTTTATCACCCATATAATTAGCAACCTTGCCCCAATCAGTGGTTTTCACTTTATCAGCAATAGGCTCTACGACATATTTGAATATATTATCAGATATAGCCTTGATACCATCAATTATAAATAATGCAGAACGTCCAAAGGTCTTCCAAGTTTCTTCGGATTTTACAAAGTCTGTTATAGAAGTTAAAATAGATTGAAATGTTCCTGATAAGATGCTTTGTATTGCTCTTCCAGTCGCGGTTTCGTCTAAGTATTTCTTAAATTTTCCTAATAGATAAACACCCGTTCCGAGCATTGCATATTTAAACATCTTCCCGAATATACCGGATTTCTTATCATCTCCCAGGTTGTTTGCAGAATTATTAGTATTGTTGGAAAATAAATTAAGAACCATTTTTTTATTAATTTGGCTGGGTTGGGTTGAATTGCTCTGCAAGGCTTTTTCTTGCAACGAATCTCTTAATAATCTTTCAATATTCCTTAGAAGTTTATTGGTCATCAGTAAACCATTCGTATTAATACGAATTTTATTAACATTATCCAATAAAGTCTTAGGAATAGTAGGTGTTCTGTTTCTTGTACCTGCGCCAACTTTGGGAAATTTTAATACATAATTATTCAACCTTTTTGTCAAATCTTCCGCAGCAGTATTCAATTTATTGAATGTACTAGGTTTTATTGCTGCCATCAATATTCTGACCTTTGTATTGAAACTACCTACGGACAAGGTCAAATCATCTACCTTTTTTCCTAATTTATTAAATTTATCTGAAACTAATTTCATTGGCCCATCAACCACATTAAGTGGAGAATTTTTGCTTTCGAATAGATCTATAAATTTTTTTGCAAGATATGACTGTCCCTTACCATTCTTAGACATGTAATCATCTATTGCAGAAAGTGCATCATTTATCGTAGTAGCCATTATTTATATTTATACGGTAAATAATACAATATGACTATTTACGAACAAGAGCAGCTTGAACATTTTCAAAGACAATTACTTTCTGGTGTGTATTCTGAAGAAACACTAATACATCTTTACGAATCTAACCAACTGAGTGATGGTCAGATTAGAATAATCCAAGAACTTGCTCCTGTGTTAGGTGGACTCAAAAACGTTGCATCTAAGATAGGTAGTAACATAGGAGGTGCATTTAAACAAGCCAGAACACAAGGACTAGACAAGGCTGGTAAAGATTGGATGGGTCGTGCTAAAAATGCATATCAACAAGGTAGACAGGAGACCCAATATAATAATCATGCAAATAATATAGGTAAACAGTGGCAGAAAATAGATCGAACCGTCACCAACAGTCGCTTATTCGAACAAATGGAAGCTTTTAGAAAGGGTTTCAATGGACAGGATAAATATGTAGATCAAGCACTTGCTTATATTAATTCGACATTCTTAGATCTTCAACATTACCTCTCTGTTAAATATCCACAACTCAACGTTGAAACCGATCCATCATACACACCTGAATGGAAAAAACAGGAAATGGCTAAACAGGCCGAACGCCAGAAGAGTTTGGACGCACAAGTAGGTGCAGAAGATGTCGCTAATCCGGCCTCTCGCGCAAGTCACCGTAGCACACAGAGAAGACGGGATTATGCACAGAGAAAGGCCCAAGGCTTAGTCAAACCAAGAAACACCTTAGCGAACAAGATAAGAAATGCTTAAAATAAAAAACCCTCAGATAATCTGAGGGTTTTTTTATTAGGAGAACAGTGCAGGAGATATTTCTATTACTCCTCTATGAGACACATCATCTATCATCTCTTCGACAGTTAATACTTCTGTTATTCTTTTTCCAAATTCAGAATCGATTTTTTCTATAATTTTATTAATCAGATTGCTAGGAAGATTCTCAACAATCGTCAACCTATCCTGGACATTTTTTGCAACTAGATTTATATTCGTCTCTCCAATTTTTATATATTTTATAAATTGTGACAGGTAGTACATAAACATAACACCTGGAATATCTTTCATAGAATCCTTATTCCTTTCATCAATCTTTTTAATTTTTGTTTGTTCAAAATCTCTATCAAAAATAAACTCCTGATCTAAAGACGGAAAGTTCAGAGTAGCTTCATAGGTTCCATCTTTCACTGTTTGATCTGAGAAAGATTTCTTAGACTTTTTAATAGAACGCAATATACGGTCGATATCTACTTGGATAATCTTTCCAGTTTCTGCAAAAACTTCCACATCTATTGTGGATTTGACATTCTTTTTTCGCAAGTCCAACAGAATTGAAATTTTATCGAATATATTTATATTTGAAGTAGGTATAGACGGATCGAGTATGTCTTTTAGAATAACAAACATAGTTTGGTTAAACTGATTGTCTACAAACGAGCCTGCGAGAGCAGTTTTAATAATACTCTTCAAATGCAATGCATTCATAGGCTTAATATGAACCTCTTTATTTAAAGAAGGAATGTATGTGTTAGATTCAAATTGTTTATTTGATTCTTTTAAGAGTGCTAGAATTTCTTGTTGATTTAGGGGAATTTCGGGTTCCATAATATAATACTTAACTTACATGAATTCTGATGGCTGTTCAACCATTCCTTTTGTTTCAGAGCGATACTGATCAAATAAATCAGTTGTTTGATTCTCTTGTATTGATTCTTTAGGTGATTCGGATTGATGTGCTTTTATCAATTTAGCAAATATAATATCTAATTCAAGAGGTGTTATATTTTCATAAAATTTATAATCTAAATGATAATTGGCGGACACATCGGCTATAACCGATAAAATATTATCCAGACTATCGTCATTATATAATATTTTTATTATATCCGTTATATTACCTGTGCTAAAGTTTAACTTAAATATTTCCGATTTACATTTATCGTTGGAGCAGTGCATCTCCATTAATGATAAATCAGTGAAACTCTTATACAACGGATCGATGAACTTATCCTTAATACTTAAAATATCTGCCATTTGTATATGCGGAAGAACTATTTTCATATCCTCTTGAGTATTTGTATGAAACGTATTACCATTTATTATTATACCTCGTATGTGACTAAAAAGATAATCATCTAATTGATCATTAATATCCTCTATATCTCGAATGTATGAGTCCGCACATAGTATATTCGGTATATCACATATTATTTGATAATTCTTAAATGAAAATATATGTTTAAATGATCTATCTATAACGGGTGCAATTGTATCCAACATATTATTCAAGTCAAAGGACTTGCTAGTTTCAGTCTTACATTTATCGCATATTCGGGTGAATGGAAGGTCTTTTCCACACGAATATATCTTTAAATACAAGAATATAACAAACCGATCTATAATAGTTAAGGAGTCTGTATTAAATCGCCAAGGACCATTTGCTGCTAGTAATGAATTGAGCATATTAATAAAGTCCTCTTTGTCACTCATTTGCTTGTGTAGGTCTTTATACTGGATTACTGTTAATTCTTTGAATAATATGAATTCTTGGATAGAAGGTATCCAAATTTTTTTAGATGTCATGTATTAATCTACACTTATGCCAAACCTTGCACAAGTTTATTTTGTTGATTTATGAATTGTTGACTCATAGCGATTTCCCCTTGAAGTGTAGAATTGGTGATGGTAGACTTCGTTGCTGCCGAAGATTGACCAACAAATCCATCAATCGAATAACTATTATATACAAAATTGGCCTGCATTTTAGGAAAATCTGAACTTGAGGTATAATCCATTTCTTCTCTAGGAATATTAACAGGTACACAATCTTTAAAAATATATGCCTTCCTAATGATATTAGGAGAACATTCACCATTTCGTGCAAGCTGATATATAAAAATATCAGCTTTTATACTCCTATCTCTAGGAGTTGCTATTAATCCCTCATGTGCAGCTAGAATAGCCCAAGGACGTATTACACCGTCTACGAAAGATTTATTAGTTTCTAAGAAACCAGTAGTAAGTTGTTCAAAATTAGACCTACCATTTATAATGGGCGCATTAATGAATCCATTGTTAGAACCTTCTGTTATTCCTGCATAATCAACATTTATATTTTCTCCAGGAATTCCAACTGCATGTGCAAAAATACAACCTACGACATCTTGAGTTGCAGTTGTCCAAGTTGCATCAGTCATTGATGCTATATTCCATCCCGGAGGTTCGTAGTTAGGTACAACGTTCTTAATTTTATTAATTAAATAATTCCTGTTATGAGCATTTATAATCATGACCCACGAAAATCGCATAGGAACATTATATGCCCATTGACATAACATTTTATTGAAATATGGAATATGGTTGTGAGTTACGGCAGGTAGACCCCCGAAATCACATGTCTGAAATACTTGAGGTGTTATAATTCCACAGTTACTAACAATTCCATTTATCATTCAATTACTTACTTGTAATGTTTAGGTTCGAGGAATTGAAAATCTGTTTTACCTACGGAGCCTATTTTAGAAACACCATTCTTTAATGTATATTTAACCTCCATATTTCCTTGTTTAGAGTTTACTCTTGCTCCTGGCTTTTTAGGGTTCACACCTTTTATTCTTAAATGACCTCCTAGACCTTTTGCAATACCTGCCTGTGCATGATCTTTTTGGGATTTATTCTGTCCCCTAGCACCTTTTCCATCCCAATAATTTCCTATATATTGTTGATTTCCTAACTTGGTTTTTTGCGAGTCTGAATGATTATTTAGGGAGCGTACCTGTCTAACACCCGACTTGGGAAACATGGTATCTGCCCAATAGCGCGACTCTCTACGTTTGGATTTCGCAGTTGTATATTCACGAATAAGAGATTCACAAAATTGATCAAATTCAGGGGTCATGTATTTACTTATTGAAAAATGTGGGCTTACTCGCTATATTGTATGGATGGAATTACCCCAAGCATATTTGATAAATAAATTCAATTACTACTCTGCTTCGATAAGAGAAACTTCTTCTTATTTGAATGGTAGTTGCCCTATTTGCAAAGAGGGGGATAGTTGGGGTAAAAAGAGGCGGCTTTTTTATTTTAAAAATGATGATTATTTATACTGCCATAACTGTTTCTCTGGAGATGTTAAAATATTAACACTGGAGTATGGCCCTATAGAATTTAGAAAAATAAAAGATTTATTGGTTACTATAAGATGTAAGGATGGTGTTTGGAGAAAAAGAAAGATATTAAGCTATGGACACCAAAACGTGTTCGAATATCAATTTGGTAATCTAGGATTTTCAAATAAAAGATATACTATAAAAGCTACAGAGAATCATAAATGGTTTATAAAAAGAGATAATAAAAGAAGAAAGTATGATACTACTACTGAATTAAAACTAGGCGATAGATTAGATACTACACCAACTGTTGAAGAGAGAGATATTATGGGTATTGTTCATGGTATTATTTTTGGTGATGGAACTTATAGAAAATATAAAGGAGAAAAACGATATGCTATTATCAGAGTATGTAAGCAAGATAGCCGAAAAGACACAATATTAGAAATATTGCGAATGGCGGGGTATAAAGTAACTTATCCTAAAAACTTAAAAGGGGATGCGTATGTTAATATAGGTCGTGTCGAACATTTAAAAGATATTCCAAATACAATAAATCCAAGTTATATTTCCGGGTTCATTTATGGATTATGGTTGACAGATGGATACGCTAATAATCTATATGAAATAGCTACAGTTCGGTCAGATTTAGTCGAATGGATAACTACATTTGCAGCAATGGGGGGATATAGAATAGTAAATAATATATATCCCCGCACAAGAAAAAACTGTTATGCTAATGCTAAACCTATATATCGTATCAAATTGAAAACAAATTCAGATGTTATTCTTAGAAGTAAGAAGTTTATAGGTTCTGAAGAAGTTTTTTGTTTAGAAGAGCCGATTACTGGTGGGTTTTATTTGGATGATAATATTCTTACAGGAAATTGCGCCCGTTCATGGACTCCGTATTTTTGGATAAAGGAAGTTACGGGATTAACTTTTAAAGAAATATTCACAGAGTTAAAGGATTATGACTATGATTCTAAATATAAACTAATTATAGATAAAGCTGAAGAACGTGTTTTTGATTTGCCAACTCTTCCAGGAGAATGTGTAAACTTAAAAGATTCATTACAAATAGAATATTTTAAGAATTATCCAGTTGTTAATATTGCATTGGAGGTTTGTAACGAGAGACGTTTATTTTCTGCACTGAACGCTCCAAAGACTTATTATGTATGTCTAAATGATAAGTTTCATGGAAATAGATTAATCATTCCTTTTTATAATAATCATGGAAAAATAGAAAGTTATATTTCCCGAAAACTTTTAGATTCAGATAGTAAAGCGAAGTATTTGATAAAATTTGGATCAAATAAACCCATCTTTAATTTAGACAAAATTGATGAAAATTTCCCATATATATTCTTATTTGAGGGACAGATAGATTGTATGTTTGTTAGAAATGGCGTATCTGTAGCGGGGACACGACTGACTGAATCACAAGAAGAGACATTGTTACGATTATTTCCATTTCATCAACTGATATGGGTATTAGATAATTATACACTAGAAGGTGATGAAGTTAGGAAAATAATCGAAGATAAATTAAAAAACAATCAGACTGTCTTTTTATTTGAGAATGAATTCAGTGAATTTAAAGATTTTAATGATTATTGTGTAGAAAAAAAGCAGGACCAGATAGACCCTGCTTTAGTTTTGCAACATTCTTATAAAGGCTCTGCGGGCCTTGTGAGACTATAAATTTATCTAAGAGGAGATGCTGGTGGTTTTCCTAAGGAACTATCGCCCGTTTCTGGTGAATCGTTTAATCCTTGTTCTTGATCTGGGATGAGATCTTCCAACTCTTCATCACTCATAGGTTTTTGCAGGGTTTTAATAAACACACCGAATTTAGTACTAACATTATTAATGGCAACCTCAAGTTCTGAGATAGATGCATTAAATTCTGTTAAAATGTTAGTAAGATCGTTGAATGCGGTTTCTTTATCAGCATTACGGGTTATATCATTGGCAATAACTGCCGAGCGTTTATATTCTTCTCCTGGTTTAGGTTTGAAATGGTTCTGAATAGATCCGAGAGCGGATGTTGCATTATCAGAGATACGTCTAAGTTCTCCAAGATTCATGTCTGATAACTTCTCAGGTGAGAAAGCTTCCGCCATTCGTGCGACCTCCTGTTCAAATCCGTTACGAATTTCTTCGATCTTTTCTTTCAACCCACCATCATCTGTAGAAAATTCAGCGGGATTGGTGTCGTCATCCAGAAAAGAATCGATTGCACCAGAGGGAGTATCGTAACGAGGTCTAGAAGTTTTAGGGGTTCCTGCTGGAGTGGTGCTTGATGGTGTCTGTGCAAGTTCCAGAAGTACAGATCGAAATAATTCATTATAGTTCATATGTATATTTACTTATTTCTTGCGTATTTTTCTACAATGTGTTAAATTGCTATATGCGATTTAAAATAGTAGTCCCTACAATGAAGACCGTTGAGGAATATAGAAATAGTCACTTTTTCGAATGTATCGATAAGCTCGAAAATGACAACTCCGAACAATATGATGTATCTATAGAATTATTCTGTGAGAATAAAACGAGTTTATCCGAGTTATATCAAAACTGTTTAAATAAAAGTTCAAAATATGATTATGTCATTTTCATGCACGACGACCTAGAAATACATGATCAATTCTTTTTCGAGAAGCTTATAAAAGCTCATGAACAATATGATATAGTAGGTCTTGCGGGGGCGACCAGTCAAGACTATTCTACTATTATCATGCCTAGTGGACAAGAACTTCCCTTAGTCTGGCATCTACGGAAAACGAAACCTGAGCACGGACGGGGTATCGTTTCACATACGATACCTAAAGGATTTAATGGATGCGAATTCAGCCACATCAATTCAGCCTACTTCGGGCCAACTCCTTGTAGGGTGGCTGTTATAGATGGCCTGTTCATGTCTTTTAAAATGGAATCGTTGAAAGAAAAAGATGAAGTTTTTGACAGAGATTTTACGTTTCACCACTATGATATGGGAATGGCTGTGCGTGCTAACATAATGAGCCTAACTATGGGAGTATATCCTATATTCTGTATACACCATGGACTAGGAGAATATGCTAATGATAAAACGTGGCATCTCATGGCAGAAAAATTTAAACAAAAATATAGTAATTACAAAACAGAAGTATGAGTATATCTTTACTAGATAATAGCATTAGCACTATTGATGAACAGTTCTGGAAACATCGAAATATAAATCGAAAAACTTTCGGATATTGGCGACGTTCATTGAGGATCGATCATAGCGATTTACCGTTCCCCACAGATTTTATAGATACTTCCTGGGATATTTCTTTCAGAAATAAGTTGCTGAACATTTTGAAGACTGCTAATGTGGATGAATACTGGCTTGGATGGTCTAATTGCCGTATATGTGGTATAATGAATGGGTCTAAATGTATGGAGATAAATGGCTTAGTATTTCCTGAAGGTCTGTCCCATTATATAAAAGATCATGGCCTTAGACCTCCTGATGAAATTTTAAAAATTATATATGAAAAATCCACTTGAATTCGCAAGAGAAATTTTAACCGAAAAAGAACAGCATCCAATTCTTCCATGTGATTCTTTTGTTAAATTTCTGATCCAAAGATATTTATCAACCGCATCAATGACACACTGTAATCTAATAAACAGTACGTTGAATATGAAATTGAAGGGGTGGGACGATGATCAAGAGATTTATAACTTTTTAAAATGCTTAATCCCTAAAGTTAAGAGTGCCTATATGCCTTATATCTGGCAGAAGAAAGAATATAAAGATCCTCCATTTGATATCGGATTAGTAGCAGAAAATCTGGAAATATCTAAGAGAGAATTAGAGGATTTAATTGATATTTTTCCTGATTTGGTTGATAATTATACAGAAACTTCTGAAAAAATCTTGCAAGAACAAAAGTAGTGCCTAAATAAAATAAATGTCAGAAGAACTTACTAAATTAACTCAGCACACTATATCACATGCTATTCAAAAGCACTTTAGAACGGAAAAGATTGTAAATTATGATCTAGACTTTTCTAGATGGAATATTAAAAAATTATATAAAGATACGCTCTGGGTACAAATGATTGATGATCCTGATGCGGATACTATCATACGCAACGGCATCAGCATCCCAATTAGTCAATCAAAGGGTCTTTATCGTCTAGGAAAAATTCTTATGGCTGGACCCGATGTTAAACATGCCCAAATAGGAGAATACATCAGATTTGCTAATGGACTTGGCTCCCCATTTGAACAAAAAGTTGGTGGTTATAAAACCATGTTAATCCGCGAAGAACAAGTTATGATGGTTGTGGAATTTGATGGTTCTGAAGATGAAATTAAGAGAAGTATAGAGGATAACGTTTTATTACAGTAATATGAACGAGTTACAATTTTGTTATTGGCTGCAAGGTTTTTTTGAACTTAGTAATCCAAAAACTTTGGATGAAAATCAAGTACAAGAGATTAAGAATCATCTCAATTTGGTGTTTAAAAAGGTTACACCCGTTCTAGAACCTTCTTATTGTTCTCCCGATCATTCCAACTTAGGGTATCATAAATTATTTACAGGACATACAGGAGTGAGTGCAACACCACTCTGTTGATAAATATATGAATGAACAACAGTCAACTTCAATCTATCTTAGGAACTAATGTAGTAGAATTGACATTTGTTAGAAGACACCCAAAATTGGGATGGTCAGATATAAGGGGGATGTTCGGAACCACGAACTTCCCCCTTCTTAATGGGGATTTTGGTTCACAGGTTTTACACTTCCACCCTCCTAAAGGTGTTGGAATGGGATATAATTATAAAGCATATAATCTATGCGTTGTGTGGGATATGTTTCGACAAGAATACCGGGTATTTGGTGCAGAGCAAGTGGAAATTAGAAAACAATTTCCACTTAACACTCCTGAAGAACAAGAGCAATTCATGCAGTATTTTTATGATTATATAATAGGTATGTCTAATCAACAAAAGATTGATTTTATGGGATACGTCGGAAATATGATCATTCCTGGGCAAGTTGCACAAAACACACCCGATAAAATTCCAAACAAGCTATCAAATATATACGATAAATTTAAATCAGGTATTTCGCAATTTTTTAACAAAAAACCTTGAAATACTTGTTTTGTATTTTAAATAGTTTTTATGTTTCCCGATTCTTCTTCTGAAAAAATTGAAAATATCTTTGAGAAATATTTTCAAAAATATTTAGAGATTTATATTAAAGATGTGCTATTTAAACAAGGACGTTTTATCCTAGTAGATAATAAAATAACAGGTAATAATTACTATTATGAATTACTTCTAGAAAGAACTAAAAAGATAGATGTTATAAAAATTCCATTTCCTTTCCATGTAGAAGAACATTCGTCAGAAGGAATAATGTATTTTGATTATAGGATAGACACCCTTATAAAATACTCGAATATAAAAAGATCAGCAATAGACGGAATTATTACCAATTATAATAATATTCCATCAAAATTATTTGATAATATATTAGAATTTAAGTTTAAATGAATACGAAATTATTATATTTTTCTATTTTTAGCGGAGACATATATGAAATTATGCCCGAAGACGAGAAAGCATTAGACAGCTTTCAAATACCTTTAAAAATGAGACCCAAAGGGTGTCGAAAATGTAAGGGTTGTTTCTATATTCATTACGATCTAACTAATAAAAAGTTTGATATATGCCCTAGGTGTGCAAAAAAATATATAGATTATAATAAATTATTAAATGAAAAACCCTGATAAGATAATAAATGGATTTTTATATATCCAGGACGAGGATACCGTAGTGTTTATATCTTTATACACTGAACAGAAACAGTATTATGAGTCCATATTATTCAATAAGTTTCTAAAGGATTATAAGATAAATAAAAAACATATAATCCTTGCTCATGAAGAGCATGGAAACGTGACACCGCTATATACTACACGACATAAGGGTGGATGTGATGTTGCTGAATTAGATTTTGATAAATTAATTCAGGAAGTATATTCTATTTGTATAGAAGTCACTAAGTATAATTTTTAATACTAATACAGTACTGTTCCCGTAGGTTCTAGAACTGTGTAATTCGTTTTAGCTATATTATTGACTTTATCAAATTTTCCTCCCAAAGTTATATGCCCAGTTGAATTTATAGTCATATCTTGGATAATAGGGTATACAGTTGGGCTTGTGTATTCTATACTTATATATCCCGATGGAGAATTAAACGCTGTATTAAGTGTCCCGCCAGATGTATAATTATACAAGGTTCCGTATTTCGTCGAAGATACTATTGGCGACACATAATAGTATATGAATATATTTTCTCCCTTTCCTCTAATTTTCAGACCTTCGAAATTCGAAGAAGTTGTTGCTATAGTATGGGACCATATTGTGGCTCCTGTATAACTTATTCTTAGAAGCTTTAAATGTTTTTTGTTCGTTGCAGTTCCGACTACGATGATGGAATCATCTGGGAGAATGTATAAATCCGAAACGGAGTCCATACCTGAAACTGAAGTATTTGCATTAAAAGTAAGATCAACTGCACCAGTATCTTTCCTAACTCTGGCGATAAACTTCCTGGCAACACTTCTTATCGATGTAAAAT